CACCACAGGGCTAGCCGCCGGGCGTACCTGCTAGGTTATAAGCCAACCCAGCACTCACCATAAAGCACGCCACACACAATTAAACAAGTAAACAAATGTTACACGTTGTAACATTATGTGATTTGACATTAGGCGCTCAGCGGCGCAGCCGCGCGTGATCACGGATTGTTACAGCTGTAATAATTTGTGATTTGACTTTGCGGACGAAGCGCGGCCTGGACGAAGCGGCCGCTTGGCATTTCTTGCGGCCAGCGCCAGGGCGTCGTCGTCGAACGAGGACTCATCCGGCAAGAGCTCATCCAAAGGACTCATCTAACCTGGGGCCGGAAGCTCATCCAAATGGCTCATCCAACCGGCTCATCTTCGTCGATTAGGAGGATAATCTGGTGTCGTCGTCGATCAGGAACGGGCCAGGAACCCCCTGGAATCCAGCCTCATCTGGCTCATCCACCACAAATTACTTAGTTTCCTAAGTATTCTCATTTCAACGAGTTCGCGAAGTAAACTTCTTACCCACTGCTCAATCTGCGTAGGACACTATAATGCTGATAACAGCGTCCGTTTCTTCCCCGAATCAGGCACCTGTCACAATGTGCCTGATAACAGCCATGCAATGATCCAGGCCGTGCTTCTACAGTTGCTGTCGTCGCAAGTGCAATAATTGCTGCCGCTAGAAATCTTATCATGCCGCATCTACCCGTTTCCTGATTCTCAAGATGAACCCATTATCATCCATCAATATATGCTGGCCACACTTCCTGCACCGGTAACTTCCCAAATGTACGTTATCCTGGTAGTTTTCCCCGCCATCTATGCACACGAAGTTGATATTAAGTTGGCTAAGTGACGAGATGTTATACCATACTTCGCCAGGTCCCAACCTGAAGGGTCTTATGACTAAAAGACAAGGATGATCGTTGCCGCAGACTACTACATCCCACATCTTAGCCCTGATTTCTGGTACTACCTTGAATCTTTCCTCTGATTTTACTGGTTTCTGCATCATCTAAGTTTCCCGTTTCTGCAGTTTGAAAATCTTCCCTACGGTGAATAGGCATTCCCCGCATTCCGGGCAGTTTGTCGCACTGAGTCTTTGGCCCCGCTCAAGCTTCATCTTGCCCAGGGTACGGAACGCTTTTTCAGTGATGGGGTCGCCTACCCTGACTTCCTTGAGTACCAGCAGGCACGGATGCTTATTCGGACAGACTACTACATCCCAGGCTTTGGCTAGCAGCAGTTTTTCATCTTGCATCTGATTTTACTGGTTTCTACATCATCTAAGTTATCTGAGTTAGCGCTGTTGTTATCGTTTATACCGTGCTAGGGTAGCGGCTATGTGGCACCAGGGCTTAGGCTTTAGTTCTCCACACCTCAGCATGGCGGGGCGCTTCTTTGTGGCCGGTGACCGTGACAGGGTTGCACAGCCAGTCATGCCAAAGACTATAGGGCAGTTTGAACTGCCGCCACAAGCCGGTACTAAGAACGGCAACACTGCACTTGACGGGGTACACTTCTGATGCGCTCACCCTACGGCAAAAAGGGCAAGGCAATTCTTGCCCCTGATGCGGCCTACGCTTTGCGTGGGCTGCGTTTTGACGCAGGCGTGAAGGCCCGCATTGAACCCAGTATGTGGGGTTCGCGGGCCGTAGGTTTGCATGGGCCAAATGCGGCCGTTGCAGGCAAGCGCATCCGCTACCTTGAACCCAAAACCGTAGTATATTCTGACGGTACACGCGGGGCAGCGGTGCTGCTCAACATGCATTCCAAGTCAGGCTATATGGGTTTGAAAGTTGAGGGGCAGCGTAAACGAAGGATGCCCACGGTCACTAAGCGGTATGCGGTAGCAAACAAGTAGGCACAGAAGACGCAGGGGGTACACCCTGCATTCTGAAGCCGGTGACCCGTGGTTAACAATCCGTGACGCCCGTCACGGTGTGCTGCGCTTACCCGGTGGTATTCTTTTGCTGCCACGCTGGCCGCGCAGCCATCACACCTGAATCTCAGGGTCAATTCCCCAAGGTTACCAAGCCTTGACCGCTTGTAAGTATAATTCCGTTGCAGTTACAACGGGTTCGCGCCTCAAATGTAAAAACACTCAGCGCAACCTAGCAACGGCCAGACCCGCAAGGGCAACTGAGAGGACGCAAGTGGTTCAATGGTTTCAGGTCAACGTCACTTCTTGCTGCTTCTTGTTTGGCAAGGATTGACCGTGATGGCTACGCTTTGCTGGCAGCAGGCTTCTACAGCCTGTTGGCATTGCTTCTATTGGGTAGTGCAGCAAAACGCCGTAGATTAATGGGCAGTGACACGGCAATACCAACTCAATTTTAATCAATCTGTTTGTGGGGTGGGCAATCTGGCTCACCCCTGTTAGGCAATTTGCCAACTGGAGGACTTCTCATGAAAATGAGCTTTGATGAATGGAAGAAGTACGTTGACCTTGAGATTCAGGCCCGCTGCGGGATGACCGCTGATGACCTGGATGATTGGCACTACAGCGACGACTGGCGTGACGGCCTGTCACCCAAGCGATGCGCTGCGCGCGCCATCAAAAATGCAAAGGAAGCCTGCGGGCTGTAAGGAAGGACTTGGTAATGGGCTACAACGAAGAAATCAGCAGCGTTTGGTGGGCTGCGTTCCGCAACTTGCCACTGCGCAAAAGTGAGCATCTGGACGGCCGCTATGCCAGCCTGGCCAGACTTCTTGGCTACAAACTCTACAGTGCTGGCGGCCACTTCTGCGGCCACAATACAATCTACCACAATGCGTGCCGTGGCAGTGTGCCAAAAGACCCTGAAAGGCGTGAGAAACTGTTCAAGCTGGCTGGCCCGCACGGTAAACTCATCGCCTGGCTGGCCTTAGAAAAGCTGGGTATTTCTCACCGCTACATCAAACCCCCAACTTGGTGAAGGAGGATTGAAATATGATTACGCAAATCGACCGGCGTGAGAATAAGGTAGTGCAGAAGGTGACCAAGCCCGACGGCACGGTCATCGCTTATCAGTCCGGCACCCCCGGTGATGAGGCGACGATGGAACGGTTCACGACACTGGTTGAGGCGCGGGCTGCCGTTGGCATCTATGCCAAGGGCGTGCTGGCCAATGGAGGGGCGAATGGTTGAATGGGAAGAGCTAAGACTGCTGTGGTTGAAGGACTTGATCAGTGATGATGAGTTCATCGACCGGGCACGCGGCATGGACATGTGTGACGACGCTGAAAAATTGGTGTGGGAATGCAAGGAGGACTAGATGGTAAAGCTAACTAAAGCACAACGGAAGGCGCTGTTCGCAGTGTTTCAGCGTGACTTCCCTGGTTGGGTGACGCCGTTCAAGCGCCTTCCCATAGGCACTGAAACAATCCGCTGGCAAGTTGATACAATTCGCGTGCCTTCCGTGCAATGGCGTCGCTTCCGCAAAACCGTGACGCCCTACTTCGACAAGAGCGGCTGCGTCATGATACAGTGGAGGGGGATGTGGCTGGGGATTGAAACAGATGGATACACGCATTCTTAATGCTGAAAGACTGGCGGCAATACCCGGCTGCATCTCATCGGCTGAGTTGTTCTCACAGGCGGTGAAAACCGGGAAGAAAGTCAAATACTACGTCCTGCAGCGTCAAAACCACAGGATCTTGATCAGGTATGTGACCCCAAACGGGAATATCACCAACGGCGAAGGAAAGCAGTACGACAACTTCAAGCCTGGGGTGCCGCGATTCACCAACTATTGGTTCGCCTACGCTTACAAGTGCAAAGTCGATCAACAACGGGAGAAGTGAAATGGTAGTCATTAAAGGCAAGTTCGGCCCGCGTGCAGCAACCAAGCAGGAGACGAAAATGGACAGCACCGAAAAGATGATGAAGGACCTGGGCCTGGACAACCTGGTGGTTGTCGGCAGGGGTGAACGCGGCACGGTCGTCGCCTACTACAACACCTATGAAGGCCAGGACTACTTCCACATTCGCAACGTGTACAGCAAGCGCGGCACTTGGATGCACGGCAAGGGGTTGTCGGTCAACCCCAGCATGGCCAAGGACCTGCTCAAGAACTTGGGCGAACTGAGCGGCAAGCTGTAGGAGGTCAGTATGTATGATCAACCAGACCGGCCCGATTGGGCTGACTTGCCCGCACAGGAGTGGAAGTGCGGGCACTGTAGTGCAATGAACTGGTGGGAAGACGGTGAATGCCAGTTTTGTGACCACCTCGATGAAATGTTCGATGAGGCACAAGAAGAACTGGCACGCGACCTTGTGGTTGACCCCAAGAAATGGTGAAGCTTTAATCATCTATTGCGGGTGGTGCGATCACCCGCGTTTGTCAATTTTGAGAGAGGACTACAATGAGTGAACCTAATCTGGTGCCGTACATAGGCCGCCTCAGCCAAAAGGAAAAGGCGGTGCTGCTGCGGTGGATCAGGCAAATACCGGGTGAAGAACACCACTTTGAGGGCACGTTGCCGTTTGTGTCGGTGAGCAAAGTCTTGGGTGTTCTTGAAATGGTGAAAACGAGTGTATACCCAGCAGCGGGAGGGCACCCAGCCTCGCAACGTATTGCCAAGGAAATATTGGTGAAGCTGAGCGAAGCGCTCGATGATCGCAAAGGCCAAGCCAGCTTCTTAATGCGCCTCAACGACAAAAAGGTGTATAGGCACTTCGGCAGGCAGCCTGAGAAGGGCAAACCGCTGAACTTCTTGCCCAAAGAAAAGGTGACGGTGGGTGTGAAGTATCATCTGCCGTCAAAGGACTACATACCTGACAGGGACGTGCTGGTAGCGCCCTGTGTCAAGCTCAAGCCGATGGAAAAGGGGCGTATTCTTGCCCGGTCGTGGCAGGTCACCGTGCTCAACCGCTGCCGCCCAGCCGTCGAGCTGTGGTTGCAACAGAATTGTCAGTAAGGGGTCTGCGGGCTTCACTGGTAAGACTGAAGGGCCGCCCGCTAGGGTGAGGGCGGCCCAAGAATCGCTTACCAGCGGTCATTTGTGGGGCAGAGCGGGGGCTCTTAGCGTTTTGGCCCGCGTGCCTGCATCGCCGGGGTATTGGCAGCCACGGCGTCGGCTACGGTCTGGTCGTTGGCAGTCAGTTTGGCCACCAGATCATCAAGCGCGGCCTGGGTGACCGGATCGGTTGACGGCGGGATGGCTTGAATAAGCGCGGTAAGCTGTTGAAGAAGCGTGACTACGGAACCGGTCACGGTAGTGTTCTTTGCAACTTCTGCCGTTACGGCAGCCAAGTCAATGGCCATTTTGGCCTCCTGTGTCATAAGGGATCTCAACATCACCAACATCGATAGTTGGTTGGCGTGGATGATTGGCAACAGCGCCAGCCAATCATCTTGCCAGAACCATTGCAGTTTGGCACTAACTTTAGAAACTTTGGGCTTACGCGGGCGCGAACGTGGTTTCTTCATTGTTCCCTACCCGTCTGTGCTGATTGCACACTTGGAATATAGTGTGTGTTTGTGACATTTGTTAGTACCCCGCCTCATCTATTCACTACAGGAGGAACCAGGTGCCTGAATATTCGGTGACGTTGATGGAGCGAAACGCACCCCACCCGCAATGGGCCAGGACTACCTTGCGGGTGAAGGCAGTTTCTGCCAAGCACGCCATGAAGAAGGCTGAGAAGAAAATAAACAGATACCCAAACGGGATCTTCGACGCCAAAAGTGCCCGCCTGGTTCCTAAAATATACCAGGACAGCAACTACTGGCACAAAATATGGAAACGGGCATATGACAATATGCCAACCAGAATGCATATCAGTATGCTCGAAGCCTGGGTGCCACAGGAACCTGGCAAGACCCAGCTGCCGGAATACATCAAGCAAAGTGCCAAAGGCACAATGCGGCAGGATTCGAGCGGGGCCATTCTTCAAAAGAAAGTCGACAGACGTGCCTACAGGATGGGTGCGCAGGCGGCGCTGACCCGGCTTCTTGAATATGCCAAATGGAGCCGACAGCATTCCCAGGCGCATTTGGCCGTGGCTAATGCAATGGCCAGGGGCAGCAGGCCGTCGACTGCAAAGCGGCGGAAGTTGCTAATCAAGCTGGCTGGACCTTACGGCACCAGGATTGCTGCTAAGCTACTGGGACGCTGGTTTCAGCCCGTAAAGATCAAAGGTGGAAAATGACTCTCGAGGAATGGCACAAATTCATAGAAGAAAATTGGGATGATGACGTAGACAAACTCCAAGAAAAGTACAAACAGTATAAGCGTGTCATAAGAATGAAAAAGTTCTTGAAAGTAGCTGAGTACGAGGAGGGCGAATGAAGTGTCCACATTGCGACGCTGATATTCTTTACGTTGTGGACAGCCGTATGACTGAGATTGACGGCTACAAAACAGTGCGTCGTCGCCGTGTGTGCAGAAAATGCAAATACCGGTGGTCCACCATCGAAGTTCCTTTGGGTGAACGCCGCAGGCACGACGCCGTAAAAATACTGAGCAACATCAGGGAAAACCTGAGCAAGGCGTTAATACTCATCGATGAACTCAACCAGAAGGAGGAGAAGTAAAATGAGAAATCCTAACTATAACTACATACCCGACCCAGACAAAGGCGGCTGGGCAATTGTCCTGGGCGACATGTTAGTTTGGGGCAAGACACAAGCCGCTGCGCGGTCCAGACTGAAGCGGAAGTTGCGTGAGAGGTTCAAAGACAAGACCACCGAGGAAATCTACAGCATACTCAAAGGCGAAGGAGGAGCTAATGACCAGTCTTAACGAACGAACCGTGCTGACGTGCTTACATATTGGAAGTTACAATGGCAAGGCAGTCGACCGTGAGATCACTGAAGAGGTCAGTGAGCATCACCACGCTGATCTCAAGGACGCGGGGCGATACAGCAAGCAGCTGATTGCCACCAAGTTCTTGAAGCCGGTGACCAGCAAAATCAGCAATGCCCGGCGCATCCATCGGCTGCTGACGCTGCCGTGGGACGATGATGCCCGCATTCTCAGCAATACGGGCTTCAATCAGTACAGCGAAACCATGAGACTGCAGCGGCTGGGCGTCGAAGCAGCGGCTGCGGAGTTCACCGCGCACTGGGCGGACTTCATTCAGGAAGCCAGGACGCGGCTGGGCAATATGTTTGACTACGAAGACTACCCGGTTGCGGAAGTTGTTGGCAGGAAATTCTACGTAGACGTTGAAATCAAGCCGGTGCCCTGTGCCGGTGACTTCCGCGCTGAACTGAGCGATGCGTCGGTCAAGGCCATCACCAAGGACATTGAACGGCGCACCGAAGAGCGGCTGGGCAAGGCAATGGATGACGTGTTTGAGCGCATTGCCGACGCCACCGGCAAGATGGTGGAAAAGCTGCGGGCGTACAAGCCGGGCGGGGTCGGTGAGGCCAACGAAGGTACGTTCAGGGACTCACTGGTGTACAACCTGCGTGAACTGACCGACCTGATCCCGGCGTTGAACATCAACAACGACAAACGGCTTGACGAATTGCACACCAGGCTGCTGGCCGACTGCACCAAACATGAGCCGGGCCAGCTGCGTGACGACGCGAAGCTGCGCCAGCAGACTGCAGCCGCAGCCGAGAAGATCCTGAAGAAAGTCAACAGTTATCTGGCATGAAGAAGCTCAGCGTAGCCAAAGTCCCGTGCGGGTCATGCCCGTACCGGCGTGACGTCCCATCAGGTATCTGGGAGCAGCATGAATACAACAAGCTTCCGGCATACGATGGGGAAACCTGGGAACAGGAAATGGCAATCTTCATGTGCCATCAAAAGGACGGCAATCTGTGCGCCGGGTGGCTGGCGTGTCATGACCCACGCCAGCTCCTGGCACTTCGGTTGCCGCGCAAAGACCTGGACCCTGCCGTGTATGACTACCAAACAGACGTACCGGTTTTCTCATCCGGTGCTGAGGCCAGGAAGCACGGCATGAAGGACATTGAGCAGCCGGGCGAAAAGGCTGAGAAGATGATCAGCGGGTTGCTACGCAAATGAGACGCATCGTCATTGTCGGCGGACCACGTTGTGGGAAGTCAACAATGGCGCGGCGGCTGCGTGAAGAAGGTATCCCCACGTATTGTGGGGATACCGTTAGCTTCGTGAAGCAGCCTGAGGACGGCGTCATCTACCTGCCTGAATACCTCAGCTGGACAACGGCACCTGATTATGTGGCCAGAGAATGGCTGACGATGCCAGCTCCTTGGTGCTGTGAAGGTGTGGTAATGGCACGGGCGCTTCGCAAGTTGATGCGACAGAACCAGGGCCACCTGCTAAAAGGGACTGAAGTTATCTACCTTTCAGTGCCAATGGAGCCACGCACTCCGAGCCAGGGCAACATGGCCAAAGGTATTTCTACGGTGTGGTTTGAAATAGAATCTTTCGTTAGGCAATTTGCCACAGTGAAATAGGCTTAACAGGAGGAGAAGGTGAGCAAAGCAGATAAGCTGACACTCTTGGAAGAGTTTGAGGGTCTATCAGAAGATGAGCAGTTTGATGGTGCATTGAAAGCACTGTTGTCGCTGCCGTTTGCTGAGCAGTGGAAGCTTATTTACCATCTCAGCAAAAAGGACCTGCCAATCACGCAGACGAAGCTCTTTGTGAAGTGGGCTGAGCAACACCACGACCTGAAAATCTAGGCAACAGGAGGAGAAGACTAATGTCTGAGACCATCAAAACGGCAAAGGACCTGGCGCTCAGGTACTACAGGAAGCGCAAGCCCGCCTACTGTGAAGGGCCGCCCGGCGTCGGCAAGTCGGAAATGTGGGCGCAAATTGCCGATGAACTGGGTATTGGGTTCATCGACATCAGGTTGGCGCAGATGGACCCGGTTGATTTGCGCGGCTTGCCCAAACATCAGGGCGAACTGGTGGTGTGGGGCAGGCCGGACTTCCTGCCCATTGTTGAGCGCGACGGCCCCAACGGCATCATCCTGTTTGATGAACTGGGCGACTGTGGCAAAGCCATGCAGTCGGCAGCGTATCAGCCGATCTTGAATGGCCGCGTGGGGCCGCACATCATCGCACCGGGCTGGTACCGATGCGCTGCTGGCAACAGCCAGCGGCACCGAGCCGGGGCGCAGGCCATGTCCTCAGCGTTGGCCAACCGCTTTGCCTGGATTGAGGTTGAAGCGGACGTTGAGTGCTTTGTTGAACATGGCACCAAAATCGGCGTGCATCACTACGTCCTGGGCTTCATCAGGTTCAGGCCGGAGCTGCTGCACAAAATGGACGAGGCAATGCTGAAGGCGTTTCCTACGCCCCGTTCATGGGTCTCAGCGGCTGAGTACTGTGAGGAACCCGCTGACGTGCGTGGCCGGTTGATCGCCGGTTGCGTGGGGCCGGGAGCGGCTGGGGAGTTTGAAGCGTATATGCGCACCATGGACCTGCCTGAACTGGCAGACATCCTGGCTGACCCCAAGCGTTGCCGCATCCCCGCTGAACCGGCGCACAAGTATGCGCTGAGTTCGATGTTGGCGCGGTATGCCGAGCGAAGCACGCTTGACAAGATCATGATCTACATCAAGCGCGCTGAATTTGGCCGTGACTTTGAGATCTGTACGGTACTGGACGCCACCAAGCGTGAGCCTACGTTGACTGAGACCAAGGCGTTCACTGAGTTTGCGTCGAGGAACCAGGACCTTACCCTGTAAAGGAGGTGATGCCACATACCAAAGACCCCATTCCCAAAAATAGGGTTGAAGGATCTTCTCCCGAAAATGAGTATTGGGGGGCGAGTGCGACGCCCCCCGTTAGGCAATTTAGCCACAGGAGGATACTATGACTGAAGAAACCGATCAAACCAACTTTTTCAATTCTATCAGCTTTATCGACGGCTTGTTGAATGAGATAGCTGACCGTGTAATCAAGAAACTAACGGACAGCAGCAGCAACATGCTCAACACGATTCAGTACAAAGTCAGGGCTGAGAACATTGAGGGCCAGATTAAGGCCACCCAGATTGATGGCCTGGACGACATGGTTGAGGATGCAGTCAGCAGCACCGTGAAGGATATGGCCAGGGAGGCCGGTGCCGACGCTGCTGAGAAGTATGTCAGGAACCTTGAATTCGTAGTCGTGCGCTGAGGGGGTACCATGAACGACGCAGTAAAGACTGACCTGGCAGACCTGCAAGACGCTATGGAAAGCCTGCAAAAGCAGTTTTTCAGAATGCCGCAGGCAGTCAAGGTGGACGTAGCCGCGAGGTTGCGTGCACTAGTCAAGACCGCTGACCTGATCGACGCCATGGCCAAGGAAGATATGAAGACGGCGTTGAAAGGCAAACCCGGTGTGGTGGTTGGGGAGATGTTCAGAGCCAACGTAGCCTACGTTCCGACCACCCGCCTGAACCAAAAGAAGTTGGAAGCCGAGAACCCTAAGGTCTACGCCAAGTACCTTGAGACCAAAGACCAGGCGCGTGTAACATTCGAAGTGAGGTAAACCATGTTCAAAATAGAACGCGACATCCCAATACCAGACTCTATCAACAGACATCGAACCAAGTATCCATGGGTTAGCTTGGGGGTGGGAGAGTCCTTCTTTGTACCTAATGGAAATATAGCCAACCTGCGCTCCAGTGCCAGCGTGGCCAGCGCCAGGCTCAAAAAGAAGTTCTTTGCTGGCATTGTCAAAGGCGGCGTGCGAGTTTGGCGAGAGGGGTAGGAGCGAACAATGCAAAAGTACACTGACAAAAAGGCATACGACAAGGTGGTCAAGGCCAGAACCGTGTTGCTGGTGGGGCAGCCATTCTTTGGCTGCCTTGCCCTGCACATGGACCTGGTTGAAGTCACCAACGCAGACATGGTGCCAACCATGGCTGTGGATGGTACCAATATATACTACCACCCGCCGTTCGTGCTGAGCCTCAGTGAGCAGGAACTGGTTGGGGTGGTGGCGCACGAAGTGATGCATTGTGCTTATCGTCATTTCAGCCGACGCAGCCACCGCAACCCAATCATCTGGAATTGGGCCGGGGACTACGTAATCAATGCTGATCTGTTGAAGGCCAAGTTTACGCTGCCCAAAGAGCGGCTGCATGACTCCAAGTATGACGGCTTCAGCACTGAGGAAGTATATGAGAAGCTGAAGCAGGAAGTGAAGAAACAGATCCAGGAGGCCACACGGTACAGTGGTGGTGGTCACCTGGACCCCATGGCTGACAAAGGACGCTGCGGCGGCGTCATAGACGCTGGCAGCCTGGGCAAGAAACCGGGCAGCAGCAGCAAGGCTGAACAAGAAGCAGCCGAACGTAAGTGGGATACTACGGTACGGATTGCCGTCAACGTGGCCAAGCGTACGAACGCTGGTCAGGTGCCTGGGTATCTTGAGCGGCTGGTCAAACAGCTGCGCGAACCAAGGGTCTCATGGCGTGAGTTGACCCGGCAGTTCATAGACCAGTCAATGACCAAGGACTACAGCTGGCAGCGGCCCAACAAGCGGTATCTTGGCCAGGGCCTGATCCTGCCGGGCTTCATTAGCGACGCCCTGCATGAAATGAACTTCGGTATTGACGTGTCAGGCAGCATCACCCATGAGATGGCCGAGTTCATGCTGGGCGAAGTGGCGGGGGCGTTGAACGACGGCACCGCTGACAAAATGAACGTGATCTACTTTGACACTGCGGTACGTCACGTTGACACCTACGTGCCAGGCGACCTGGTGCAGTGCAAAGTCATCGCCGGGGGTGGCACCGACTTTGATGATACGTTCAAGTGGATCAGTGAAAATGCCGCCGATGCCCAGTGCACGGTGGTGCTGACCGACATGATGACTTGTTCGTTTGGCAAAGACCCCGGCCACCCGGTGTTGTGGGGCGCGTATCTGCCCAGCGCCATGCTGGCTTCTGTCAAGCCGCCGTTTGGCGACATTATCCAAGTTGACAGTTCTGAGTGAGGCAGTCATGACAGTGGAAGAATTTATGCGTGCACCAATGACGAAGGGTTGTTCGTGCTGGTGGTGTATCCAAGGAATGAAAGTACGACGTATCATTAAAACAAATGGTAAGATCACCCCAGAACTAATGCGTTCAATAACACACACTACGTGCAAGGAAGTATTGATACAGTGGGTCTGCCTGCGCACATTAAACGCAAAGGAGAAGTGAATGGATATAGATGAAGAGGTCAAAAGGGATCAGGCTCAGGACAAACTGGAGCGATATGAGGAAGCGCTCCGGTCAATTGTTAGGTGGGGTGAAGCGTACCCACTCAGCGTGTTTCCTGAGCCTGATCTTGATAAGGCACATGACCTCCTAAAGGCTGGCGGCATAACGCTCGATGCAGTCAGTGCCAGTGCCATGCGCCACGTCGTAACCATGGTCGCAGCAACCGCCAAAGAGGCGTTGAAGGAGGACTGAATGTTTGAAGTTCGTGTGATGATTGAGGACAGCAAGCTGCACAAAGCCCTGTGGGCCTTGGATGGCTTGATCGTAGGCCAGCCGCAGCTGCTCCCGGTACGTAATGCCGTGGCCAGCAAAGACAAGAAGCAGGTCAAGGAAAAGACACCAAGCAAGGGTGGCAAGCAAGTCGAGCTCCACAGTAAATTGCTTTCGCGGGGTGAGACAAACTTCAGTTGGGAAGATGCAGCCAACATCATAGAATCACTTGGTATGTCCAGAACAAGCACCAGTTCCTATCTGACCAGGCTGATTGAGGAAGGGAAAATCAAACGTGTAGATAAAGGCAAGTACGAAGTGAAGTGAGTGTGTAACTGCAACAAAGGAGCCATGATATGGCAAAAGGAAAGCGTGGTTTTCTACGGTACAAGAGCTACAGCTTTGTCGACAAAGACCCGGTGATTGACGCGCTACGGACAGCGGTCAGTGCTTCTAAGCAGAAGTACAGCACCATCAGCCAGGATTCAGGGGTGGCGGCTTCCACCATTCACAACTGGTTCCACGGCCGGACACGGCGTCCGCAGTTCGCCACCGTGGCGGCAGTAGCGCGTGCCCTAGGTGCAGAGAGCATCCGCTTTGCCAGCAACTCTGGTAGGCCCAGGATAGATTAATAATTTCGGGGCAAACTATTGACATCCAGGGAAGGTGTCCCTTAGTACATCTCTACCGCAACCCCCGGAGTGTGTAATGATCAACGAAAGTGACGTGAGTACCGCTGGCAATGGCCAAGACGCTGAGGCCATGCCCATGCCGAAGCGGCGTGCCCGCAAGGTACGTACTTCGCCCAGCGGCCCTGTACTGAAGGCAATTGCCCGCAAAGCGGCCCAAAACAAGCCCGGCAAAGCCCCTGTAAAGGCCAAGGGTGCGGCCAAAGTAAAGGCCAAGGGTAAGGCCAAGCCGCGCAAAGCCCGCACCGTTGACCCCGCCAAGCTGGACCAATTCGGCCTGCGCAAGGGCAGCATCAAGTCCCGTGCAGCGGCGATGTATGCCGCCAAGAAGGGGGCTACCCTCAACGAAGTGAAGGAGGCCCTTGAGAGCACCCAGTTCAACGTGCTGACCGAGCTGGAGGGGAAGGGCTTCAAAGTGACTCGTACCCTAGTGTCTGGGATTGGTGCCCGTCAGGCTACCAAGTACCACTTGAGTGCGAAGTAATACTGCGCCCTAATCTGGTCCCCCCGTCCCGTAGGGGCGCAGTGGCCCAAGGAACCACCCCGGTTCCTTGGGCCTTTTCATTTGTCAATTTTCAAGAGGAGCAAAGCATGACTGACATTCCGTTCATCCCTGAGTTCAGCAAGGCTGACGCACGCAACAAATGGATCATGGAAAATGCGCAGTACTGGACCGTGATCAGGAAGCGCAAGCGCCGCTACGAGCGCGATGAATGCTGGTCACTTGAAGACGCAGTGAAACTGGCGCAGCGTCGGCTGGCCAATGACCCGCACAAGCAACCCCTGCTAATCTATGCGGTGGCCGGTGGGCACGATGCCCTGGCGGCCACCGTTCACCCTGACGGAGTGAGGGCAGTAGAATGACTTCACAGATCAAGCTGCTCACCAGCCAGGATGCGTTTCATGCGATGCACCAGCTGATCAACGGCAGGAAGGACACACTGAAAATTGACAAGCAGATGTTGACTAATCTGCTGGTAGACTACAGCGTGATGCTGGCGGCGTTGAGCAAAGTCAGCGGCTTCGTGATCAAGGACCCAAGGCAGCCGTTGCGACTAGATTAAAAGTTCCCCATGGGGGTATTGCCCCCGCAGCCGTGGAGGTCAACGGGCGAGCGTGAATACCGGCAGGTTTCCTCCTGTAAGTCCATTGCCTGCCGGGGCTAGGCGCGACAAGGATCAGTTGGGTTCCCCCACTGGGGTGGTCTTTCATGGCCCTGAAACTGATCAAGACCTCCAATCAATTGGAGAAGAAAATGAGAAGCCGTTCTTACCGCCGCCATCAAGTGTCACGCCATATGTGGCGCAGGCTGAAGGAAGATCGCAACCAACATTACAACGACCTGTCATGCCCGTGCTGGCACGATCAGAAAGCCATGGCCAAGTTCAAGGAGCAGCCCAAGCTCTGCTCCTGCTGGATGTGCAGCAATCAGCGCCGCCACTTTGGGCCTACCTTCCAGGAACTAAAAAATTCAACAAAGGAAATACAATGAAGAAACGAGTTACCACTACCCATGAAGGACTGCTCAATCACATGGCCAACATGATTGCCAAATCAAAGCGGGTGACCTTGGCCATTAACGGCACCAGGAAAGAACCAAGCTTTTTCTACACCATTGGCAACCAGGAAAAGCAATTGCCCGAGCTGCTGGTCATTGGCAATTTCAAGGCCGACGCCATGAGTTGGCTGCTCAACGAGCTAAGTAACAAGATGTTGGCAGGGGAAACCATGCTGGATGGCGAACTGATTGGCGTAGGCGGCGAGTACCCCATACTCATCTATAAGGCATCCAACGAGGCCAAGGAAAAATACACTTTTCAGGCCGGTCAATTCTACGGCAATGAAGACTATGACGTGATGCAGGTAGTGCTGCCCGACACCAAAGGCTGCTACCCGCCCGACCCCAAGTGTCACAAGGACTTTCAGGTGCCAGTATTGAAGGAGGTCAAGGATGGACAAACACCCGCCAGGGGCACTGAGAACGATTGAGGAAGTACAAACACTTATACAACGTGTAAATGCCGGTGAGACAGTCAAGGTCTACCCGGTGACTTTTGGCAGTGGGACCCCGGCAGTACCTGATCTAACCCCAACACAACTGCTAGGACTTAGTGGGTTAAGGTGCTTAGTGTTTAAATGTGACAACCGAGCACAAGGAGAATTTGATTTGGCTTGGCGTGGGATAGGCAACAGCCTCAGCGAAAAGGACTGTTATGGCTATCTGTTTGAAAACTACTGGCACGCCTACGCCTACAGCCTGAGGGTCAACCATGACAGAAAAAGAGATAGTTGAGAAGCTGCTGGCCGGGGAAACGGTAACCCTGTACTACCCCATGAGAGGTGTCCTGGACGTAGGGAAACGCATCCTCAAGCCACACCCCAACAATCCGGAGAAATTCTATGTTCATTATGGTGACGACGCCGGTTCATTAGTTGTGCCCTTTGCCTTAAAGGGCAATCTTTTAAGAATCATTGTCCATGATCGGGAAGCAGAACCCAATTGGTGGCTGGCCTGGGCCAGATCCCTGCGCTTGCAAAAAGGCGACCAAAGCAGCTTGACATACCCATGAAAGTTTTGGCATGCTCAAAAAGTTGCCCGGCAGAAGCTTTACACTTCTACCGGGCTATCCACGAAGCCGCCAAGCTGAACCGTGGATTTGAAGGCCCTGATTTAAGCACATCTGGCCCTCAAGTCAACCAGCAAAGCCCCCTTCGTGCACATAGCCAGCCCTGGAGTACAAGGGGCCGACTCCCTGGATTGAGACCGGGGGTGCAAGGACCGGAGGGCACCGGGTCGAAAAAAGTGAGCGGGCTACGCTGTGAATTGCGACCCGCAGGTAGCCGGTGCTGGTTGGTTGACACCGGGAACTACCGCGTCACACCAAGCAGACGTAAAAGCAGACCGCTGACCTGGCTTCCCTGCTTCGCAGGTTGTTCAACCCTCCAGTAACCTGGCTCCATACGTCCATGTTGCAAGCTTGGTCCTGGGTGGCCAAGCTTGTCCCTTCACCACCGTCCATGACCCTAGATTCTAGAGGCTTCTCATGAAGCAGATACTGGCTAAGCTTCCAACTCTCTCCCAGAAAGAACTGACTACCATCAGAGCTACCTGTGATCATCTACTGGACAAGAAACAAGAAACACCAGTTCTATACACTTCTATGCTTGACATACTTGGCCAGAAAGGTCCCAGTTACAGCAGTTTCCAACGTACTGCTTCCTGGAAACAGTGGCAGAAAAACCTCCACGAAGTTGAGTCCTTCTATGAGAAGTTATTTCCCAACATGACCAAGGTACAGGAAGCAGCTGTCAACAGCCTGCTTCTACAGCTGCTGGTTGATGATCTAAAGTACCTGAAGGTAGCTATTACCATAGGTATTGTTTCTAGCAATTTGGGTAGAGTTCCTGAAGTGTTTGACCGTGCCTTCCCCGGTTACCGGCAGAGCGGAATGGCTGGGAAGTTGCTTGAAGCCATGGTGAGAAAATGAGGTACCCAACGGGGGCTATCAGGTGTTATGAAGAAATGCAGGCCCTCATAGGGGGGCATGTCTATATTGTCGTGCCAGCAGAGCTCCTCGTGGAGAGGGTACCATATGTTGCGCCTAATATAGGAAAATTGCACCCGTTGAGGATAAGCGGTAGCCTGCTCCTTGTTAAGGAAACAGTGTATGCCGCAGCTACCCACTCCATTGCCATCGAAAAGGATTGGACCGTGAGGTGGGTGCATTCAGGCCCACTATATTTCTTCAGCAATTTCTGGTTTGCCCATGCCCACGTACAGTACCGTAACGATCTGGTGCAGTCATGAAACCGCTGACCCAAGATGAACTGTGGTTGCTGGATCAAAAGGTGGCTGAAGGTGAGACCGTAAAAGTGTGGCTGGTTTGGGATGGACCGGACGGTCACATAACAGCTCTTCGTTTGGTGACACCGCGATTGATGTATATGAATGATGACCCTACACCGTTGACCAATGCAACCCTAGAAAGTCTTTCTGCTTATTATAGTTTCTTTACCAACTACTGGCACGCCTATGCTCATAACCTGAAGCAGCAATCGGGTGGAAGATGATCCTTGGTTCCCTTCAGGAAAATCTACTCACGGTGCTTGCCTTTGACCCCGAAAGGGCACCCATTGTCCGTGCGGTAATTGGCCCTGAACTGTTTGGCGGACCCTACAGATTATTGGCAGCCCGCATCTATGACTACCTGGACACTTTCAAGAAACCGCCTGGGGATCATCTACCTGATTTGCTCAGCGACAAGCTTGAGGGCAAGGTTGCAGAAGCAGGCTATTACGCTGAAATCATTGAAAGCCTGCATGCTTCCAGGGGGCACATCAACGCTGAATATGTCATGGCGTCGCTGGAAACATTTGTCAAAAGACAATCCATGCGCAGCATCGCCATTGACCTGCAAAAGGCTTTGCAGCGGGACACTGAAGAGGGGCTTGAAGAAGCTGAGCGGCTGATAGCCGGTGCCAACCACGTCAGCCTGAGCGTCTTTGACCCCGGTACCCGTCTGTCAGACAAGAAAAAGGCACTGGAGTTCCTGGACATAGGTGACGACTCATTTCCCACTGGCATCAAGGAGCTGGATGATCGTGGCTTTGGCCCGGTGCGCAAGGAGCTATGGCTGTTCATAGGCAATGCCAAGGCCGGGAAGTCATGGGCGTTGGGGCAATTGGCCAAGTCGGCTTTAAGGCACCGCTACCGGGTGGTGCACATCACCCTGGAAATGAGTGAGAAGCGCACTTCGCAACGCTACTTCCAGTCGTTGTTTGCCATGGCCAAGCGCAAGGATGAATTTGAGATCACCAGGTTTCAGCGTGACAGCCTCAACCGGATCAACGGCTTTGACAGTAAAAAATCCAAGCCTGCGCTGTCCATGGATGATCCTCACATCCGCAAGAAACTGGAGCGCAGGATTGACCGCTGGTCCGCCAGGTTGCTGGACAATATCATAGTCAAGGAATTTCCTACCGGCCATCTGACCGTGCTGCAGCTTCGCGCCTACCTGGACAATCTTGAGGCCAGTGAGAAGTTTGTACCTGACCTGCTGATTGTGGATTACCCCGACCTGATGAAGCTGGACAAGGACAACTATAGGTTAGCCCTGGATGAAGTGTTCAAGGAGCTGCGCGGACTGGTGAAGCAGCGTAACATAGCCTTGGCAGTAGTCAGCCAATCGCATAGAAGTGCAGCCAAATCCAAGCAGGTAGGCATAGAAAATGTGGCTGAAGCCTACAGCAAAATAGCCCACGCCGACGTGGTGCTCACCTATAGCCAGACCCCAGCTGAGAACAAGCTGGGGTTGGCACGGCTGCATGTGGCAGCGGGTAGAAATGATCGTGATAAATTTTCTATCGTAATCTCACAGGCGTACAATACCGGGCAGTTCGTTGTAGATTCCAGCCTCATGAGAGGCACATATTGGCAGAACCTGCCAGCTGGAGAGGAGGAACCATGAGCGACATTGTGGAGCGGCTGCGTGACTCAAACATGCCGGATGTTCACGTTTGGATACGTCGGGGCTTGGAGGCCGCCGACGAGATCGAGCGGCTACGGGCGGCAATCAGGGACTGTGCCCATAACTTGGGAAATGAGTTGTCGGCGACCTACGAGAGCACTGATGCTGTTATGAATAAGGTGGCCGCCGAGATCGTACACCTGCGGCGAAGGGTGCACTCAGCAGAGGCCGAGATCGAGCGTTGGAAAAATCTATACGACGCGGAAATCAACCGCGTGCTTGCTATGGAAATCGAGACCGAGCGGCTGAAGGAGGCGCTTAAACAGCGGGACGAAGATCACGCCATCATAACTCGCGACTTACGCTCCGAGATCGAGCGGCTGCGGGGAAAATAACATGATCTCTAAGCAGGCAGTCAGGGAGTTTCTAGCCAGGGACTTGGGATCCCACGACTGGCTTAAAACCATACCGATTGAGAAGCTTGACGCTGAATTGAAGATGCTCAAGCCCAGGCCGAACTTCAACGGTATCAATCTTTGGGCACATCAAAAAGCAGGACTTTTATTGGCCCTGGAACTCAAGCGGTTCATGTATTTCTGGGACATGGGCGGCGGTAAGACCCTGCTATCCTTGGCCCTGCTGAAGTACCTGAAGCAGCGTGGTGAGCGACCCAGGGCCATTGTCTTTGTACCCTACATCACCAGTGTTGACACCTGGGTTGAGGAAGTGGCCAAACACGCCCCCGACCTGCATTGTGTAGCATTGTTGGGTAGTACCGCCGAAAACCTTGACCGCTTGCAAAATAGAGACGCCGACCTATTTGTGATCTGCTATCAATCGGCCGTGGCCATGGTCAGTTACCCGGTGAAGACCAAAAAGGGCAAAGGGAAGTGGGACATCAATGCTACCCAGATCAGAGACTATTTCAAAGGTTTCAACATCCTGATCTGTGACGAAATCCACCGCTGCAAGAACCACCAGGCGCTGACCTACCGTATGTGCAGGGCCATTTCATCTACTGCTGAGTACGTCCTGGGGCTGACCGGGACGCCGTTTGGCCGCGACATGCAGGACCTCTGGCCGCAGTTCAACCTGATTGACTTTGGTGAGACCTTGGGGCCGACGCTTGGGCTGTACCGCAGTGCTTTCTTCACTGAGAAGAAAAACTATTGGGGTGGCTTTGATTACATCTTTAAGAAACAGTTGATGCCGGACCTGCAGCGCATCATCAAGCACCGCAGCATCAGGTACACTATCGATGAATTTGCCGACATGCCCAGCAAGGAGTACTGCCGGCGCTTGCTTAGCCTCCCTGCTGACAGTGTAGGCTACGTGGCCAAGGCCCTGGTTAATCTACGGGATGCCGTGAAGGGCAAACAGTACCGGCAGGTTGAGTCCAGCTACCTGCAACTTCGCCAGCTATCATCAGGCTTCATGACACTGAAGGGGGAAGATAATGACAAGATACAAATCCAGTTTGACGACAACCCAAAGCTTGAGGCGGTTGTCCAGCATATTGAAGATATGCCACATGGCAGCAAGGCAGTTATCTTCCATCATTTTGTTTATAGTAACGGTGTCCTTGCTGACCGCCTTTCTAGAATGGGGGTTCCGTGCGCCCGCATCTGGAGCGGCCAAAAAGACCCTATTGGTGAACTACGAAGGTTCAGGGAAGATCCTGACTGTAAGGTGATGGTGCTGAACTGGCGCAGTGGGTCCAGTTCGCTGAACCTGCAACACGCCAACTACATGATTGTCTATGAGCAGCCGGACTCACCCATTGACCGCAAGCAGGGCGAAGCCAGGCTATGGCGGCCAGGGCAGGCACAGCGGGTGTGGATTTATGATCTACTGGTCAAGTACACGGCGGATCAGCGCATGCATGCTGCCAACTTGGCAGGCAAGAGTTTGCTGGAAGAACTACTCAACGGAGGTGAACTATGAAGATAGACATCTACATGGACCATGTGATCATCGAAGGCCAAACCATCAGGCGGCCCAGCTACATCAGCAGGGGACATTGGATGCAGTGGTGGGAAACTACCACTGCTTTCAAGCAGAAGTACTGCAAATACTGCGGGATGACGGCTAAGGCATGAGCACATGAGAAGAGATATATCAAGGGTCAGGGCACTCAACTGTCTACTTCATGATAACTTTGTCATAAAAGAAAATAAGAGCAAATTGAGTGTATTCGAAGAGAGTGGTATCAACTACGGACATGATCAGTGGTATGATTTTATCTCAGAAAATTACATTGATTGGAAAAGGGTTTCAGAGGCCACAGATGCAGAGCTGTTGCGCATACCAAACTTTGGCGGGAAAAGCCTTATGTATATACAAAAAGTGCTAAGGCAGAAGGGGTACGAGACAGCCCCTGTACCGGCAAAACGCAAACCCCACTACCAGAAACTGGGGCGCATATTCTGCCCTCACTGTGGCGAACATATCAACCTACACACCTACCACTCATGAACTGGCAAGACTTCCTCACTGACAATCAGATAGAATGGGTTTCACGCGGGCCTAATACGGCCCGTGGTGAGATCAGCATTCAGTGTCCGTGGTGCGGCGATGAAGACCCCAGCCAACACCTGGGCATCAATCTGTCCAAGGGAAGCTGGGGTTGCCTGCGCAACCCTGAGCATCGCGGCCACTCAGCCACCTACCTGATTGGCACCCTGCTCAGGTGTTCTCAACACCAGGCCAGAATCATAGTCGACCAGTACAGTAGAAGCGATCCAGACCAGCTGGGCGAACTGTCGCTTACTGCGGATATCTTACCAGGTGCGGGTTGGCCTGAAGCGTTACCAACCTTACGCGCGATTGAGGCCACAGGGAGCACAGCCAAGTTCTGGAACTACTTGCAGGTCAGGGGCTTTAACCCAGATGCTGTAATCAGGCAATACAAGCTCCAATGCTGTATGGTGGACCGCTACAAAGACCGCCTGATCGTACCGCTGTATCAGCGCAAAGCACTGATTGCCTGGACCGGCCGTGCTCTTGGTACCCCAGTAACCGCGCCACGCTACCTCAGCTCCAAGCGGGTCAAGGAAACCATTTTCAATGAGGACGACCTGCTGCAGGGCGGCAGGTTGCTGTTCATCACTGAGGGGCCGTTCGACGCCATGAAGCTGGACTATCACGGCCTGGAACAGGGGGTGCGGGCTACCTGCACCTTCGGCACCAGCATACCCATTGAACAGCTGGTGCTGTTGAACAGCCGAAGAGCCCGCTTCGATAAAACCGTTATACTGTTCGACCGTGATGCGGTAGAGCCTGCTTTCATAGCCAAGGAGTGGCTGCCTTCATCTACTGTGACGGTAGGGCAGCTGCCTGAGGGGGTCAAAGACCCAGGGGAACTATCCAGGGAGCAAATTCAGGAGTTGATCAATGGACAGACCTGAAGGTGCTGTGACGCCTGAAGAGCTTGAGGCTTTGTTGGATAAGCACAACAAGGTAAGGGTCTATATGGTGTACCCCCGTGAAATATGGGATTACTTTTGTAAGGACCCTGGTCGCCACCCCAAGTATTGGTGCATTGGGCCTGAAGGAGTAGAATATAATTTGGATTGGAATGGCGTGTGTTATGGAATGAAGCATTGGCCCGATCACCACATATTCGTAAACTACTGGCATTTCTATGCATACGAACTCAAACAGAGGAGAGCAAAGTGAGTGAGATTGAGGCAGAACTGGTCAAGCTTTTGAAGTTCAAGAAACACCCTGATGACTACGAGGACCGGCAAGAGTATTTGACTGCCCTAGCCGAAGCCGTGGATGGGGTCAAGGACGACACTACGTTTGATAAGATGACTGAGCCTACCTATGACTGGCTGCAGGACGCGGTTGAGGCCAGGAACAAGAAACGGGAGATAGAGGATTTCCCTGACGCAGAACCGGAGGAGGTTGAGGATGCCACAGAGGCAAGTGATACAGAAGAAGGTGAGGAAGCTGAACCCGCCGAAGTGGATGCGGAAACGCCTGAAGAAACGCCTGAAGAAACACCTGAGGAAGGAGTTGCAGAGGGAGAGGAGACAGAACAACAACTTGAAGAAGTTAGTGAGGAACCAACTTCAGAAGATGTTCAGCCTGGCGATGGACAACCAGTACCTGATGCGCCACCTGCAACAAAGAAGCACAAAAACCCCAGGAAAGGGTCGGGCGGCAGGTACCTCAGGAAGAAAAAGGGTAAACCGGACATCCAGCCGAAGCACAAGCCGGGCCACGAGCCGGACTACACGAAAATAACCGGCAAGAAAGACCGCTACGGCGTCACCGAGGGCACCAAGGTCAGCATGGCCCTGAAGATGCTGGAAAAGGGCTGTACCATGCGCGACGTGCAGCTTGAACTGGGCGACACCCAGTACAACATGCTGCGGAAGCTGCACAAGCAAGGGCACCGGATTGACAAGCTGGAGAACAAAGTCCTCAAACTTATTCACAAGGACGATGTGGGAAAGAAGGTGAAGGGCAAATGACCGACCCCTTTGACTTGAAAGCACCACTGGTCACGGCCCTGTCGGCGAACGTTTACTCCGATGGGGTGAGGCTTAGCTTTGGTGAAGCCCTCCCTGCCGCTGGTGAGTCAACTTATCATACAGCAGTCTTCATACCTGCCAGGCTCTTTGTGGAGCTCAGGAAGCTGATCACCAACATAGAGCCCAAATTGGCTGAGATGAAAGATGCTGTATAAAACCAAAGGCCCGGCAGGGAAAGTTATGCATAGAACCAGGCCCCTCCTTATCTCCGCTAAGGAGGGGTATTCACGTCCGGCACCGGGCAAAGCTTGGTTTCAGACTACCACCACTGTCTGGCGCGTGGATGAACTGATCCGCAGGCGGGTCAGGGACTGGCGCAGGTTGCTGGGGGAAACCGGCCATACCGGCACCCGCACTGAAACCATGAGGGCAGATCATGATAGTGTTTATACTGGTACTCACAGCGTATTCCCTGCTCCTTTGGTTGAGTGGGTACTGCTTCGCTATGGACCACCCGGCAGTCGCATTCTTGATGCTTTTGCTGGCGGCCCTCCTCGGGCCGTTGTGTCGGCCATTATGGGCTACGAGTACGTCGGCTTTGAAATCAGGCAGGAGCAGATAGATGAAAACAAGTCCACGCTTGCTGATCTGCACCTTAGTGGTGGCAGCTTTATTCTCGGTGACGGCTGCGTACTCGGCAAAGATGCTGGCCTATTTGATATGGCATTGACTTGCCCACCTTACTGGAACCTGGAGACGTACAGTGATCTGCCCACCGACCTCAGCAACCTGAAGACTTACAGTAGGTTTAATTCAGCCATGTTAGATTGCGCTCACGCACATCGTAAGCACATGAAGCCGGGTGCCTTTGTCTGCATCGTGGTTGGACCGTTCAGGGATAAGAAAACTGGTGAGTTGATTGATTTCCCGGCGCACACAGTCCAGAACTTTCAGGCTGCCGATTTCATCTATTGGCAGCAGATTGTGCTGAGCAAGAACTTTGCATCAGCTGCTAAGCGCTCTACCAATGCCTGGCGCGGATTGAAGTTAGTACCGGCGCACGAATTTCTCCTCGTATTCAGGACACCAGAATGAGACAGAAAAACAAGGCGGATTGGGGGCCAGGCCCCTGGCAGAATGAACCTGACGATAAGGATTGGGTTGACCCAGCCACCATGCTGGATTGTAAAATACTACGCGGCCCGTTTGGGGCTCTCTGCGGGTACGTTGGCGTACCGAAAGAGCACCCGGCTTATGGAATGAGCTACAGTTCTTTTATGGAGGGCTATGTTAACGAAAATGTTGAGTGGTGGCGTAGGCACATCACCCATCGGGTAGAATACAAAATCATGGACATTGACGTGCACGGGGGGCTGACTTTCGCAGGCCCACACACAGACAGTGATCTTCACTGGTTCGGCTTTGATTGTTCACACTCCTTTGATTTTACCCCAGGATTACTTGACGATGAGACTGTACAGCATATCCGCATGAAGGGTGAAACTTACCGTGATATTGAATATGTCACCGCGCAAGTTGAATCCTTGGCGAAGCAACTAGCGGCAATCAAGAGGTTAGATAATGGATAGGCAAGAACTAGTTAAGAAGCTTGGGCTGGTCAGCTTGGCGCTGGCCGACAATGACCTGATACCGATCCTTAAATGCTTCGCCTTCACCGGCGAAGACGTCATTGCCTGCAATGACACCTTGGGGGTAACCACCCCCTGCCCCACCGAAGAAGCATTTTGTGTACATGGGAAAACCCTCAAGGAACTGCTTGAGAACAGTCATGCAGAAACGGTGGTCTTCAAGATTGAGGGTGACGACCTGGTGGTCAGGACCGGCAAATCCACCTTCAAGCTACCCTGGTTCCCGATTGAGGACTTTCTCTGGCTGGTGCCGGTTGACCTTGAGCCAATCATGGAGCTTAATGAAGACCTCCTTATTGGGCTTGGTCAATGTTTGTCGACAGTCAGCAAGGACTACACACAACTGAAAATGATGGGGGTGCGTCTGCACCAAGGCACTCTATACTCCAGCGATGGGGATGCTTTCACAAGGTATGTTACCGACACCAAGGTGGCGGCAAAAGTGGACCGCCTGCTGCCAAACGATTTCTGTGCTTCGTTGATTAAAATAACAGAGCAGTCCGAGGCCAGTTCGGGTGAGATTTCCATCAATGACGAATGGGCAGCGGTAGAGTTGGACAGCGAATTCAGCATCTACGGTAGGCTACTGGAAATTGACAACCCGCTTGACCACGAGGCGTTGATCAAGCGTACTCTGAAGGCCAAGCCACAATTCACCAAGGTGCCGGAGGGGCTGGATCACGCCCTTAGCAGGGCCAGGGTAGTGGCCGACCCTGAGTCCGCCAAAACCGTATTCACCATCAAAGGCGGCCGGTTGGGACTACTGACAACTGCCTCTATGGGTATCATAAAGGATAACTTGCCATTCAACGGCCATAGTGATGTGCAAGCTAACGTCTCGGCAGCACGTATCCAACGCTGCATCAGCCTGTGTGATGAAATGTCGGTCGCTGAGAACTGCTGCACGTTCCGCTCAGGCAGCAAGTTGTTTATCCTGGCATCAAATCTGGGAGAATAAAATGCAGGACAGATTGAGGAATGCAAGACTGCATACATTCCAACAGCCTAAGGGGGCGTGCGCTGAATGCGGCGGGCGCGTTGTCTGCGATAGAACAACTAATTTGAATGGTGGCAGGACAATAGTTTCAAAAAAGTACTGTCTTGATTGTGGCATCCATCCAATTCCCTGGTGGAAACGGCTGAGCCCAACTGAAAGGATGATGCATTTCTTGCGTGTTGGTAAGTACGACCCAAGCAGGAGGTAGCCATTTCATTTTACTTCGCTAAGCAAGCCCGCAAGGCTGCAAAGCCTGCTGGCAAAGCCCCTTTGGGCACGCCCCGCAATGCCCGCGCCAGTGTGCAGGCGTTGCGTAGGCTTGGCTGCAAAGCCTGCCCCTTGAATAAGGCTGACGTGCAAACGCCCAAAATGTTGCCTACGCTGGCCCGCCAAACTGAAGTGTATTTTCTAGCTGAAGCACCAGGGAGGGATGAAGATGAAAACACGGGGAAACCGCTCACAGGTCCCAGTGGTACTCTTTTACGGCAGTGCATTCCTAACGGCTTTGTACCTGTATGCTCTTTTGACAACGTGTGCAACTGTCGACCCACCGATGCCAAAGGGAACCGCGCACCAACTTGGCAGGAAGTAGAGTGTTGCCAGCCCAGACGGGTCAAATTCATAGAGCAGGCCAAGCCCAAACTGATTGTCGGCCTGGGGGCAGTGCCGTTGCAGGCCATACTGGGATCAGGTGACCTGGCCGGGATGCGCGGCAGGCTGTTCGCGGTCAAAATAGGCAGCCACGAATGCTGGTTCATGCCTACCTACCATCCGTCATTCATCCTGAGGACTGCCTATGACAAGAAAAAGCCCCTCCAATCCAAACTTGGCCATTGCTTCAGGATGGATATCCTACGTGCATGCACAATGGCCAGCGGGCTCGCCAGCTGCAAAGTTGATAGTGAAAGCGACATCAGATCAGGAGTGCAGTGCTTTGACGGATCAGCCCCGGATCATTACGGAAAATTATGTGCGCTACTTGATCATGCTGGCAAGGCTGACACCATCGCAGTCGACATCGAAACCAAAGGACTCAGACCCTTCAGCGACGGCGCAGCCATCATGTCTATCGCCATATCAACTGCAACAACTAATTTCTCATATGCGGTTGAACATCCAGGGAGCGCCTGGTCTGTACAGCAAAGAAGAGAACTTAATAGAATATGTGAGGGGCTACTTGGAAGCAGCGGCCCAACTAAAGCCGCACATAACGTACCATTTGAGCTTGAGTGGTTCATATGGCTATTTGGACGCGCTGTTGCAGTCCATGCGGGCTGGGAATGCACCCAGATGCAGGCTCATTTTCTGGATGAAAGGCGTGGCAAGCAAGGTCATGGGGAAGATAATTTCCGGGCTCCATACCAAAGTCTAGACTTCTTGGTGAAGCAGCACTTCGGCATAAAATACAAGTCCATGTTCAAGCTGAACAAAAAGGACATGTCAAAGTCCGACCTGGGTGAGATGCTGATCTATAATGCCCTGGACACCAAGTACACGCTGAAACTTTACCATGCTCAGACTAAGCTGCTGAAGGAGCGTGGGCTGCATGACGCCTACCTTGAGGCGCTGCCACGGCAGTCTTCAGTAGCCTTGATGCAGACCCTTGGGGTTCTGGTAGATCAGGCTGAAGTCAAGCGCAACCAGCGTAAGCTAAGCGGTGAAATAGAGGCCATTGAGGCTGAGATAGGCACCCTGCCGGTGGTGCGTGAGTACAAGGCCGATCACCGTGAAGTCAACTTCGCTGCCGGGCCTGATACCCTCAACATCTTCAAGGACTACTTGAAGTGCCCAGAAGTGAGGGTCAATCCTGAACATCACGAAGTGCACGACTACAACATTGCATCTAAGGTCAAACGCAAGTTTGACGAAGCACCTGTAAAAGCCAAATATTCGGTGGATAAAAATGTGCTTGATAAGATTGACCATCCCCTCGCCAAACTTATCGGTGACTTGCGTAACAAAACCAAACTCAAATCAACATACTGTGATGGTTTGGAATTCGGAAGGGGTGCTTTGGTGTACCCTGACGGTAGATTACACTGTAACTTCAACACCACCTTCGCAGAAACCGGGCGAACGAGTAGTGATGCTCCCAACATGCAAAATTTCCCCCAACGCAAAGACTCCTGGATCAGAAAGCAAATCGTGGCCCCAAAGGGTCATGTCTTTGTTGCGCTTGATTATGGTCAGCTAGAAGGCTGCACCGCCGCCATGGTCAGCAAGGACAAGGTTTTGGTCAAAGCCCTGTGGGAGGACTATGACATCCACATGGAGTGGGCGCAGAAGCTGGCTGCCAGGTACTCTGAGATTGGCGTAGCGGACAAAGCCCTAAGGGCACGGGTCAAAAACAAGCTAGTGTTCCCGGCCATCTTTGGGGCCAAGAATAGCTCAATTGCCGACTACCTGAAGGTGCCTGAAGACGTTATTGACGACATTATGGATGAATTTTGGGAAACCTTTGACGGGCTGGCCGAGTGGCAGGACGCACTGATGCAGCACTACTACGAACACGGGTGGGTGGCTTCCCCGACCGGCAGACGTCACCATTACCCGCTGACCAGGAACCAGGCCATCAATCACCCGGTGCAGAGCTTTGCCTGCGACATTGTGTGTTACGCCATGAATGAATTGTCGGCCAGGGCAGTGGAAACAGGTCAATGGCACCTTCACCCGGTGCTGAACATACATGATGACCTCACCTTCGTGATCCCTGACAATGATGACATACTGGAGGAAGCCATCACCACAATTTACAAAGTCATGCTGACACCCCCCTACAAGGAGGTGAATGTGCCGCTGTCGGTATCAGTTTCAGTAGGGCCAGCTTGGTACGGCATGCAGGAAATAGGCAAATTTTGGTCAAATAAAGACCTATGATTGAGATTTGGAAAGATATAAAAGGGTTAGAAGGGTACTATCAAGTGTCAAACTTGGGTAGAATCGTGCGCCTCAAACAATCAAGCGGGACTAAATCCGGGAGAATACGCAAACCGGGAAGGCACTCAGCAGGTTACCAAGTCGTTCGCTTAAGTAAGAATTCAATCAAGATACAGTTTTTGGTTCACCGGCTTGTTTGTGAAGCATTTATTGGACCAGCAAATGGTAGACAGGTCAATCATAAGGATGGAGACAAAGCTAATAATAAACTCTCAAATCTTGAGTGGGTCACCCCAGCAGAAAATACTGAGCACATGCTCAGGATGCACCGCAAAGGGAAGTATGCATGACACGTGAGAACGCTGGCTTAATAATCAGCATCATATTGCTTGCCTGGTTGATGTTCTGCACCTGGCGCACGTCTAGGCAACAACGTGCTCTGATAAATGCCCTGCTTATGGTTGAAAAATCAAGGATCAGAGCCGGGTTTAAGTACAATGAAGCCTTTTTGCTTCCGTTGAGGCGTGTTGGCTTTGGTAAGCACTTCTGGCATCTGTTCACCTTCCGCAACGCAGCAGGCCTCTATGACCGCAAATAGCTTGCATACCCGGTACCGTCCCTTGAGTTTTGATGAAGTTCTTGGCCAAGATAATACAGTCGCTTCACTCAAACAGGCAATCAAAGGGAACCGAGCTCACAGCTACATCTTCACCGGGCCGTCTGGCACCGGCAAAACCACCCTAGCACGTATCTTGGCCAATGAGTTTGCCGGTGGTCAGGCTACCGTTGCCAACATTGAGGAAATAGATGCGGCAACTAATTCTGGTGCTGATAATATGCGCGATATTATCAGCCGTAGCCACTACAGGGCTATTGGCAGTAGTCCTATTAAGTCGATTATCATTGATGAAGCCCACAGACTGTCAGCAGCAGCATGGACAATCCTCCTCAAACCGATAGAGGAACCGCCCAAGCACGTCTACTGGATGCTGTGCACTACCGAACCTGGGAGGATACCAAAAACCATTCAGACCCGTTGTCTCAAATACGATCTCAAACCAGTAGGGGAGGAACTGATCTATGAGCTATTACAGGCTGTGGCTGAGACTGAGGGGTTTGAAACCACCGACGAAATCATTGCGGCCATTGCCGAAGATGCAGGTGGTAGCCCTCGCCAAGCGTTGGTATGGTTGGAGGCCTGCATCCATGCGAAAAGCGCCCAAGAAGCCCGTCAAATCATACGCAGTGCAACGCAAAGCCGTGAGGCGGTTGATCTGGCTAGATGGCTCCTCGGCGGGCGTGGCCAGACATGGGCTGAGGCCGTTAAGCTTGTTAAGGCCCTGGAAGGCACCGACCCTGAGAGCGTGAGAATCATGCTGATGAACTACTTCGGCAACGTGCTGCTCAATACCACTGGCGACGACAAGGCACGGCAAGTGTTGGCGCTCATAGAACCTTTCAGGGCTTCTTACAATGCCAGTGACCGCATGACCCCGCTGCTGTACAGTATTGCGATGGCCATCAACCTGGACTACCGTCCATGACCGTAGACATTGACGAATTCAGAAAGTACCTGAAAATAGACAAGCAGGCGCTGGATGATGAAGTCATGCAGCAGCCATCCCTGTTTTTTGAGGTGTCTGAGGCTTATACTCAGGCAGTAGCAGAACGCGACGCTTTGAAGGAGGAACTGGCACTAGTTGATGGCAGCCTTTTTGGTGGGTATCGTAAACAAGATCCCAAAGCTACTGATACCCTCATTAAGAGCAAGATTAGTATTGAGAAAGGCCACCGGGCAGCATTTACTGAATACCTGGAAGCCAAGGAATATGCAGATAAGTTGGGTGCGTTGAAGGATGCGTTTAACCAGAGGAGTGAAATGCTAAAAGCACTAGGTAGACTATACGCAAGCAACTACTTCGAGCAAATGGCACTGAAGCCAACGCAAAGCACTGATGCAATGGTCTACCGTCGTCAACGTGAACGTCTGACTTTACAACGGAAAGGAAAAGGAAATGAACGATAGAAGCTTTAGATACCAGTCCCGCTCCAAAGAAGATTGGCGTGAACGTGCCAACATGAAGGGCGGGCAGTTCGACAGCTACATCAAGCCTGCCTACAAGATGTACAAAGTCAAGGATGGCAAGAACCTGTTGCGCATCCTGCCGCCTACTTGGCCCAAGGCCAAGCATTACGGCTACGACATCTACGTCAACTTCGGTATTGGCCCGGACAATCAGGCTTACTTGTCATTGTCCAAGATGCAGGGCCAAGCCGACCCTATCGCTGAGGCAAGGCAGGTGGCTGAAGCCGAAGGCGATGAGACGGTGGTCAAGGCATTGCGCCCTACCTACCGGGTTCTGATGTGGGTCATTGACCGCAATGACGAGGAAGAAGGGCCGTTGCTATGGCCTTCTCCATTCACGGTGGACAAAGCCTTCATCAACTTGGCACGGGACCAGGATACGGGTGCCATCGTGGAGATTGATCACCCTGAGGAGGGGTGTGATATCCGCTTCTACCGTGAAGGCACTGGCATGACTACCAAGTACGATGCCAGCAAGATGCGGCTGATGGAGGCTGGGCCGATTGCGGACAATGAGAAGCAGCAGGCGAAGTGGCTGCAATACATTGCCGAAAACCCGGTGCCTGACTGCCTGCAGTTCTATGACTACGACCACATCAACAAGGTGTTCAGTGGCACTGCGCCGCGCCCCAAGGATGAGGAGCCGGAGCCTGCGCCACGCAAGGCGGCCAAGCCGGTTGAGTCTGATCCTGAGGAGGAGTCTGACCCGGAGCCTGCACCCCGCCGCGCTAGGCCATGGGTAGCTGAGTCTGAGGAGACTGCCGATCCAGGCCCCAAAAGCGGGAGCATCAGGGACCGTATCAGGCGACGGCACCAGACGGCTAGTCAGCCCGCAGAGGAAGACTGAGCTACTAAAAAGGGGCGGCATCGACCCGTTACGGGGGGATCGCCGCCCCCTTTCTCAAATCCTCAATGACCACATCCCCTATGAAAGGTGGAATAAAATGAGTGCTTTCAAACAGTACCGAAGGAAGCAGATAGCTGAGTTGCGGCCCTATGTGGCAGGGGAGCCGCTTGATGGGGTCAGCATAAGCGTTCCTGACAAGGAAGCTGGTTCCCCTAAGAAAGGCGACATGATAGCCCGCAACCCAAAGAATCACGCTGACCAGTGGTTGGTGGCGGCACAGTATTTCGCTGACAATTTTGAGCCAGTATCATGAAGAAAATCATCACCTTGGCAGCTCTATCCGTATGTGTCTGCTTATTGCCTCCTGCTGCTGAAGCCAAGAAAATGAAGGAGTGGTGTTACGGGAACGGCTGCCTCAGCGGTGGCGGCATGGCGGACAGGTCCGGCTGGCATGAGTGCCATAAGGGGGAACTCAACGTCTGCCGGAAGCAAGCAGCCGAGAAGCCCAAATGAAAAGGCTCTTATGCATGCTTGGCATCCACCGATGGATACCGTACTCAAAGACGCCAATAGCTGATGGGTGGATGGAAAAATGTAAGTGGTGTGGCAAGCGTAGAGGGAAGGTAGTTTATGGCTAAGCGTGAAAGACCTAAGATCACCAAAACGTCGTACTTCGTAGGTGAAAAACCAGGGATCAACTTTATTTCTAGCGGCTGTACGTTGCTGGATTGTGCCCTGGGCGGCGGCTATGCCATTGGCCGCATCGTCAACATCGTCGGTGACAGGTCCACTGCCAAAACCGCCCTGGCCGCTGAAGCCATGATCAACTTCTTGCTGAAGTACCCCGAGGGGGCGGTTCGCTACTGTGAAACCGAAGCAGCATTTGACTCCAGCTATGCCGCCGCCATGGGCCTGCAAATTGACAAAGTCGACTTTGGTGACCGGAGCAAGCCAATCACCACGGTTGAAGAATTTGCCCGTGATTTTGACAAGTTCCTGGACGCCCAGATCAAAGCCAAGCTGCCAGGCATTTACGTAGTGGACAGCCTTGACGCCCTCAGTGACGAAGCTGAGATGGAGCGTGACGTGGGCGAAGCCAGTTATGGCATGGCCAAGGCCAAGATGCTGAGTGAGTTCTTCAGGAAAACCGCCAGGAGAATTGAGCAGAGCCAGGTGTTGCTGGTAGTGGTCAGTCAGGTACGTGAGAACATAGGGGTCACATTTGGTGAGAAGTACCGCCGTGCAGGCGGGAAGGCCCTTGATTTCTATGCCTCGCAGATTTTCTGGCTCTCAGCTGTCAAACCGCTGAAACGTACCATCAGTAAGATTGAGCGAACCTATGGTGTGCTGATCCTAGCTAAGGTCAAGAAGAACAAGGTCGGGCTGCAATTCAGGGAGGCATCATTTGCCTTCATCTTTGGGTTTGGGGTTGACAATGTCGGTGCTTCGATAGGTTGGCTAAAGGATATTGGTGAATTGACTACTGAAGAGGCCAAAAATCTTATAATTGAATTTGGGGAGATGGATGACAAAGACTACAAGATTGAGCAACAAAAGCTAGATCAGCTAGTCAAGGAAAAATGGGCTACCGTAGAAACCAGCTTTTTGCCGACGCGGAGCAAGTATGCGTAAAGGTGGGGGCAAGCAGAAAGGCGCACAATTCGAAAGGGACGTGTGCCGTGAACTGTCATTGTGGGTCAGCCACGGTAAGCAGGAAGATGTGTACTGGCGTTCGGCGATGTCAGGAGGGCGCTCTACAGTGGCCGCCCTCAAAGGCAAACGACTGGCAGCCCAATCCGGTGATCTTTCCTGTGTGCACGAAGTGGGGTATGCCTTTGCCAGCAAGTTTATTGTTGAGTGCAAATTCTACGCTGACTTGAATTTCCTGGGCCTGCTTACCGGCAAAGGCAAGCTAATGGAATTTTGGGGGGAGTTACTGGTCCAGGCCGCTGCCTACAGCAAGCTCCCCATGCTCATTGCCAAGCAGAATCGCATGCTGACCATGGTCTGCCTATGTAACATAGGGTCCAGGGAACTGAACCTTGAGAAACGGGCATTGCTTATAGCGCCGCAACGCAGTTTGCGTATAATACCCCTCCATGAATTTACCCAGTATGCCACGAGGCCGACATGAGCAAAGATAGAATCACCGTAAACCAGTTGATCAGGATAGCCGAAGAAAGAACCTGGGAAGATTTTGAAGCAATGCCGGATGGGCGGCTGATTCTTCAAGACGGTGCCCAGACCCTGCTTCAGGGCGAAGAGCCAGTAAGCCCACTATTGTGGGTATTTGAAATGCGAATTGGGCTGCACTTCGAACGGCCGATGCAAGTCATCATGTCATGCGGGCACTTCATCAGGATGCGCAGTGCCGACATATCTTGGGGAGTTGCCAACTTGGGGAAACTGGATCCGGCCCGGCCTGACAATTGCCTATACAACCAGCCGGGCTCCTTCGCCCAAACGGGCTCCTTCTCACGGGGCTGGCGTCCTTACATGCCCCAAACAGCGTCCAATATCCAGTCCAGTGTCCTTGTGGGGGTGCCACTACAAACAACTGTGGTGCCCAGCCACACAGGTTGGGCCGGGCCATATGCTACCCAGAATACAACATATCAACGCGCAGCCTTACAGGCGACTCAACAAGCAATTAAGAGTGCCACCTCTTGGGGGCTGCAGACCCTTCAAGGCCACGGCAGCACCAAGATATGACGTGGCTTGTTTCTGCCGATTTACACCTGTCAGACCGGCCGAAAGACTCATACCGTTTCGGTATCTTTGACTGGCTGGCTAAGCAGCAGCAGAAACACAATGTCAGCGCCACCTTCATTCTAGGTGACCTGACCGACCGCAAAGACAATCATTCATCGGCCCTGGTCAACCGGGTCATAGATGAACTGCTGAAGCTGAAGCCGCCGGTCTACATACTTCGCGGCAACCATGACGGCATTGACCCCAACAACCCCTTTTTCCGCTTCCTGCAAACCATTGAGGGGCTGGACTTTGTGGTTGCGCCCGCGCTGCTACAGCGCGGCCCTGTTCAGGGGGTTGCCCTGATACCGCACCAGCCTGATCAAGCCGCCCTTGACCGCGCCTGTGGCATTGTGGGGCACAAAATGGCGGGGGTTATGATGCACCAAACCCTACAGGGTGCCATGGCTGAAACCGGCATGCCTTTGTCGGGCCTGCGGTGCCCGCTGGTTGAGGCTCGCAAACCCCTTACTTGGGTAAGCGGCGACGTGCACACGCCACAGACGCTCAATTGTGGGCTAACCTACGTGGGCGCACCGTACCATGTGCGATTCGGTGATGACTACGACCCCAGGGTGTTGCTTCTAGGCAACACCCTGACCGATCTGCACTTCCCCTGCCTGCGTAAATGGACCCTACGCGTCAACCGCAATTGGGCACCAACGCCACGTATAAAGAAAGGCGATCATGTCAAAATCATCGTTACACTACCGCCTGAGGAGGTTGTGGAGTGGGCTGCTGTTAAACGCCGCATACTTGACACCTGCCGGGAGATGGAAGTACAGGTTTTCGGTGTTGAATTGGAAATTGCAGGCAAAAAGACAAAGGGAACTACTGACCAGCAACCTGTTGTACATGACCGAACGCCGAAGGAAATATTTGGACGATTTTGCCAAGCCGAACGGGTCCCAGTAGACATCAAACAGGTAGGGGAAGAGTTTGTTTCAAATTGAGAGCGTTGAGTTAGAGAACTTCAGGTCCTACCGTGGCAAGCATAGCATCAAGCTACCAACTGAACCCGGCCTCTACCTCCTCACCGGCCGTAACGAAGTTGAGCCACGTCTGGGGACCAACGACTGCGGAAAAAGTACTCTGCTGGATGCCATATTTTGGTGCCTGTACGGGCGTACTTCCCGTGGCCTGAAAGCTGCCGATGTGATCAACTGGGATGAAACCAGCTGTAGTGTTGGAGTGCAGCTTTGGTTTGGTGTCATACCTTTGTACATCAAGCGAACGCAGTCTCCCAACAGCCTGACTATGGAGTCCCTACCAATAAGTCAGGATGCTCTCCAAATTCGCCTTGGGCTAAGCCCCGACGCTTTCCTCTATGCGATGATGTTGCCGCAGTTTGGTGAGAGCTTCTTTGACCTGGCACCAGCAGCCAAGCTGACCCTGTTCTCACAGATCATGGGCCTGGATTACTGGCTGGAAAAGAGCCAGGAAGCTGCAGAGACGGCAGGTGAAATCTGGGCTGAAATAGAAGAAGCCAATCATGAAGAGGGCAGGTGTGACGCGCAGATTGAGATGATAAATGTTGACCTGCACCTGCTTGGCGGGAAACAGAGGGAATTTGTCGAAGCACAAAAGCGCGTAATTGCGGCATTGGGCAAAGACAAAAATGAATTAAAAGCCGCCCAACGTAAGACCGCTGAGGCCATTGATTTTGCAGAAAAGGCCCTGCTGAACGCAACCAACAAGCTGGCCAAGATAGAAAAAGGCACGAAGATGTGCCCTACGTGCCAGCAGACCATACCAAACTCCAAAATGAAGGCTGACGAAGCAGCCCTTGAGAAAAACCGCACGGACTTTGAACGACAGCTGATCAGACTAAGAAGTGATCAGGCGGTAGACGGCAGCAAACTCAAGCAAGTTGAGAAATCAATTTCTGAGGAAACCAGCCGTGTCAATCCCTACGGTGAGCAGATCAGACAAAAACAGGCCAGTCTGGTTGCTTGCAAGAAGCAGCAGGCTGACCTGATTTCACAGATAGAAGCAGCTGAGCAGGATCACGCCGCAGTAGACTTCTGGGTAGGTGGCTTCAAGCGTGTCAGGTTGTTCATAGTGGAAGAAACGCTGCGCCAGCTGGAGCTGGAAGTGAACAACAACCTGAGCAATTTAGGGCTGACTGATTGGAGGATAGAATTTGACGTGGAGCGGGAAAACAAATCAGGCGGCATCACCAAGGGCTTTGTGGTGCTTGTCTACCCCCCTGGGAGGCCCGAGCCGGTCAGGTTTGAAGCTTACTCTGGCGGGGCCACCCAACGGCTGCGTATGGCTGGGGACCTTGGGCTGGCCAACCTGATCATGCTTCGTGCCGGGCTGACCAGCGGGGTAGAGTTCTTTGACGAACCCAGCAGGCACTTGAGTACAGAAGGGCAGCTGGACCTGGCTGAAACCCTGATGCAGCGTGCCCTAACTGATAAGAAGGCGATCTGGCTCGTCGATCACAATCTCATAGATTTTGGCTTCACCGGCACCCTTACGGTAGTAAAAACGGCTGCGGGTTCACAGCTTTCCTACGGATAGCCGTAGCCGCAGTTGCATGTTCTTTGCAGTAAACCTTACCCGCAGATGGTGCCCCGCAATACTTCTTGTCCTTGGCGTCATGGTCATTCCACAGCGGCCAATGGCACGTTTGGGTGGTCAACCCCATAAGATCGCACGGATCACTGGTTGACACTTCCTTGGGTTGGGTTGCTTCGGCACACATATCATACTCTGGCGCAAAGGCCGCGTAGGTCCTGTAAATCATCAGCCTGGGGCGTACCCGTCTAGGATTGGTAATAGCTGGTGTATATGGCTCGCCACTCATTCGCCTGCCCAGGCGGTGAACCTTGCCAACTACGGCGTTTCTGGTTGCCCCAAGGATAAGGGCTATCTGGTTGCCTGAATGCCCGGTGTCAATAAGTCTGTTTAATTCCTTTACTTTTTCTTCGGTCCACTGGTTTATACGTCCGTTTGCGTGTGCTTCAGTCACTGGCTTTGACTCCTAGTGTTTTGTCAGCAGATAGATAATAAACGCCACGGCAGGTGTTGTAAGGCCAATGGCTGCTCCGATCAATATTTGAGTAAGACGCCCCTGCGTGGCGCTTGCTGTAATTATTGCTGTAACCGTCTTCTCAAGATCGAAAAGACGAGCTGAAATAGCCTCGATCTTGGAGGTTAGACTTTCATGTTGGGCTTCGTACACCCTGGTTTCAAGATATTTCTTGGTCTGGTCCTCAAGTGCTGCACGAAATTCATTGATCTGGCTGAAATGCCGCTGGTTGGCGGCGTCCGCTTTCTCAATTGCTTTTTCTGAAGCGTTAAAAGCGTTGGTTGTCATCCTGTCCAAGGCCACAAAACGGTCCTTGGTTCGTTCCTCCCTTTCATCAAGGAGCCTCCCAAGTGAGTCGATGCGCGCATTCAGCGCGTCGCAGTCTTTTGTCATTTTGGTTGGTGCCGTTGCCATTGAGCATCACACACCCTGACAGTTTCTCAACGCTGCAAGTGGTCCACAAATTACTGATGCAGCCCCCTACAGGGACGTTAAAGCTGCATCTAAGTCTGCTTCTTTGATGCCTTCAGGCGAAGCACCATTGGCCAACACGTACTCTTGGCTGAAGTAAGCCACACCGCCAAGAAAGTACTTCTCCCAGAACTTATTGGTAACGGCCTGCAACCGCCCCCAGGTCACTACAATTCTGAGTCCCTTAGAATTTCTTCCCACCAGCGGCACGTAGTGCCCGCCAACGGGGGTCCCGGTAGTGGCCGACCACGGCTTTTCATTCTCAAACTCAGTCATTGCCGTGTCAGGTACGTTGAACCCGCAACCGCAGGCCCCAAAGATATAAGCAGCCAGGTCCAGGTCGGTGTTCCTGTCGATGCTGGCAAACGCCTTGACCTTGTGGAAGCTTCCACCAGAATCCTCAAGCCCAGTGGCAACCCGCCATTTAGCTACAGCTATAGGGTCCAGCCCTTTGTCCTCACCCCCGGTCAGGGTCATGTACTGACTTACAATCGTCTGGTTGTTGAAGTCTGGCATCGGCCTTTGTGTAGCCAACGCCCAGGTCATGACCTCATGCGCAGCACCAGCCAGGACACAGTCCCCGTACTGGTCATTGGCCAGCATCTGCCAGGGCACGTCGTTACCTTTGACGTGCCCATAAGTGGCAGGCACTTTAGGAAGCTGTTTCCGGTTGATAAAGTTACCAAATTTCAGCTTGATGGCTTCTTCACGCCACTCCTTCATTCCCAGTTTTAGGGTCATGACACTCAAGCCCTTGTTTGGACTGGTGGTTGACTTGGCGGGGGTGGGGGCGGTGGTGCGGCGTTGCGCACCTTTTCTGCAGCATTAAGTGCATCATCAACAATCTTGAGCAGGACTTGCCTGCCTTCCGGGGATTCAAGCTTCTGCTGGGCTTGTTCACGGTACATGCTGGCTGGCCACGTACCCATCCACATGTCGATCATCCTAGCAACATTGTCGTGCACAGACTTAGCAGCAGCGATCTGCTCAGCCTGAGTAGCCTGTCCCAGTCTCATTGGACTGTTGCCTCCACATCCACCGGCTTGCCGTTCACGTAGACAACAAAGTGCACGGTAGTACCCTTAGTGGGCTCTGCACCAAGCTTGCCCGCCGACTTGGCGGTTTGGTAACCAGAGCAAATCAGGCTGACGATGGCGCTGATGCTCATGGTTGGGTCAAGCCCAACGATTGCAGCAATTGTTGCTGCGGTCACGGCAATGCCACAGGCAGTCTTGATGGCGTCCTGGACCTTTACCGGGTCAATGGCACAGCCACCACCCATCCCCAGAACTGGAAGGGTAGCACCAGCTAAAAGCAATGCGCGTCTGTTGATGGGGGTCATTTCAGTCTCCTTTTAAGCGTCGTTCGACGCTATAAGTGGTCCACCATTGTGGGTGTTCACGTAGATGTTCTGCTGCATTAGTAGCATCTTCCTGGGTAGCGTAAGTCCCGAGTACCTTTGCGTAAGGCCACGGCACCCTTTGGTAGGACACCACTACCCAGATCGTGTTGTCTGGATCAGTCATTTAGAAACTCCTGTATGTTCTCGTGTGTCAGAAATGGGTTTAGAAGTAGCAGAGTATCAGCTGGGGTAATACGGTTCTTCGCTACAACCAACGAGTAAGGAAAGAAATTTGCTTGCTCAAGACAGTATACAATCAATTCACTGCAAAACCAAGAATCTGTCTGACGCCAATCCCGGTCATGGGGTTGGTCACTTAGGAAGTCCCACAAAGCACCATTGTCAAACGGCTTGCCAATTTGCTTGTGCGCCACTTCCATGAAAGAAGTATAAATACTATCTGATACCTTGAGGCTGGCTATTTTTGGCGTCCCCTTGTACGGCCACGGTGGATTTGGCCGTATTCTTACCCCTCCTGGGTCATTTGATTTGTGATCCTCGCCGCTAACACCCAAAAGCCCCGTATCCAAGAAAATATCAACGTGGGAAAATGGTGAATGGCACAGTCTGCGGATGATGCTGCTGGCAAAAGCAGTGCTCGTAGAGTACTGAATAAGGATCTCAGCCATTTACCTACTATTGGCATATGGCTTGTATGGCTTAGGCCCTTCGTCCAGCTTAGTGACGTTTGGCACGTCGTCACTGTGCACCAAACTGGCAACAGCCTTGTTATACACCATCAGTTCCCTAGGAACCTGGATCTGAATTTGCGGGTCAACATTCGCTGCTGATCTAAGCTTCGCTGCGTCGGTATGAGCTAGGAATGACCACACCACAGCAACGAGCCCAATAGCCACTGTTGTTACATCTGCAACCACCCCGGCGTCGCTGAATGCTGAAAAGCCTTTTGCTACCAGCCACGTACAGGCCATCGGGATGATTATGCGGAGAATGCCAATTACCTGCTCTTGGTTTGGGTTCATGTGGTGTGCTCCATGATCCGCTTCATCTCGGCGAGGAACATATTTTGATCGTTCACGTCATAGTCGCCGGGGTGGGGAATGTGGTGTGGGGTTTTGTGGTAGCTGAGCGGGTTCATGGTCCCCAACGGCCATTTGTAAGCACCCAAGCCGGGAAACGGGAACGGGTTGTAGCTGTAGATCAGGTGGGCAAATTTTATGTTCTTGTTTAGTGGGTAGCCCTTCGCACCGTAGATGCTTGCTTGGAAACCAAATGCCCCATCAATGGCCCGGTCGCCAACATACTGACAGACAACTGCAACGTCACAACACCCCAAACTAGTACCACATACGAAAACACGACCAGCAGGAGGGAGCTTCTTGATAAGTACAGCAATGTTTGCGGCGTCGTAATCCTCGTAAGGGGAATCGTGCATGTTAATGCCGAGTTGTGCCATGCGCTGAGACATGACTCCTGCAGCTGGGTCGCTTCCCCATCTCCCCCACATGCCGCGCATATAGTAACCGTGCCAGTTCATGGCTCAACCTCACTCCAGCCCTTGGCAAAGGCCAGGGGGATCAAAGGCTCTTTGCGCTCATGTCTACCCAGCTTGGCCACACTCGGCGGGGTCAGCAGGGTAATTGAATACTTCCTCAAATCCTGCACCCTGGCGGTCCAGCCCCTGCCAAACGTACCCCAAGTGCCCAAACCACGTAGGAAGGTCAATCGTGCATTGCACAATTGGTTGACGAATTGGGTCGGGTCCATACTGTTGATGGCTTTAAGGGACGTTGGGCCAAGTACACCATCAACTATGACATCTGCTATCTTTTGGGCGTATTTTACTGATCGTGACGGGCCTGAATTGACGCCAAAGTCAAATACTACGCAGTCACAGCCAGCATTCAGGGCGTCGAATTGGCAGGCAGTAGCGTACTTCTTCTTGTAGATTTCGTCAGCCGTGGCCAGGGTCATGGCTTTGACCTTGGGTGCCCAAGCCGACATTGAACTCATTTTCTCACCAAGGAACTCGGCAAGATCGTAGCAAGTTATGCCATACTTCGTGGGGCCACCGGGGTCATTTCTATTCCAGCCGTAACCACCTTCGTACCGATTGATCATTCGTTCAACAAAGGGATGGTAATCTTGTTGCACACTAACCTCCAGCTCCAGGCATGAAACAACGGATATAGACAGAGGAAAGGCCGTTCTCAGGTTTGCCATCCTTCCAGTAATAGATTGGCCACACCAGGGTCATTCCGTTTCTGTTCGGGCTTTTTACTACAGCCCAGTCGGGCACATCCCACCATTGCTTGTCGATAAGGACTTGGTAGTGACATTCGTTGTCCTTGCACGCCGATTGCCAATCTGCATCCTGAATTCTGGTAGCTTCGCTGTTATCGCAACAGGGTACATCATTGCCGTTTTTAAGTGATTCGTACCAAGCATTGAGGTCTGGGTGTTCACGGTCATGAGCAGATGCAAACGCCACCATGCCAAGCAAGGCAAGCACAACCAAAAACCCCAGGATCACATACCACCACCACTCACTATTGTCAGGTGGCCGTATGTTCCAGTGATCGTCTAGGTCATCAAGAGGTGCTTCTGGGTTTGTCATACCGTAGTTGCGTGACATTTGATCACCAAGTCGTTGTGGCAGCTGCCATGTAATAAGTAGTCGTACCAACTACCAACGGAACAATCCTGGTGGCACTGAAATTGGACGCCGTAAGTGCCACAGTTACGCCACTAGTCACTGCGACAACAACGCTGGTCACGGACACGACGATGCCGGTTGGGGCCACCGGTATTGAAGAAGCAAAATTCCCGCACCAATAATCCGGCTGGACTAGGGGCCAAGGATAGTTAACCGTCTGCGTACTGGCAGCGACCCCAGGTGATGCTGACCGGTATGGTTGCTCTGGTGCTGGCGCATTGAAGGAACAGCCCAAGGCACCAACAGCTACCCCAGCACTGACAGGAACCGACCTCCCATAGACACAATTGGAACACTGATCAACCATACTAAGTCCCCATCATAATAACCCAGTTGGTCCCATCCGACTGCAGAGCCGCCCAATTCCCTGCCGTACCTGCCAAGATGGCAGTGCCCGCACCGCCACCAGCCTTCGGCACCACATTGCTGGCATTGCTAACGACGGTTTGTGCCTGGATTGTCTTAACATATAGCCATTGCCCTGGGTAGGAAGCAGCAGCCAACAATGTGATGGTGACCGTCCCAGCCCGGTTGGCGATCAGCGAACTGTCGGTGGCGCTCTGTGTCTCGCTGGCATTGGTAAGCGTCCTTGGTGCCTGAGAAGCAATTGCCCCCCGGACCGTGAGCGTCGAGGTAGGTGCGGTGTTGCTGCCAATGGCAAACGTCTGGTCGACCACACCATAGGTAAAGAACTCAAATGACTGATCGCGGTAGAGCGCAAGTGAGTTGGCAACATCGTTTTCACTGAAAGTACCAACCGGCTGCGTCTTGAATACCAACCGGCCTGGAAGTGATGTTGCACTTGGCACACCATCAACGAAGCTCTCGATCATGGTGCCAACGCCCCAGGTACCGTTCCCCATGTCGCCGCCAGCACGAATCGAATTCAGTGGATCACTGTTGTGGACTATCGCGGTACCGCTGGGTGACGTAGCCCGCGACTTGCCCATGCGCAGGTCGGGCGCGACAATATCATTGGACCACTGGGCCATGCCTAGGCTGAAGTTGACGAACAGATTTGGTACTTGGCCAGTGATAAAAGTGGTACCAGATGGAATCCCTTTGAGATTAGTGCACTGGTTTGTATCTATTTGCAAAGCGGTTACTTGAGATCCGGTCTTGAGGGCAATAGAATCGGTAGTACCAGCAATACTGGTACTCTCAAGCGTAAGTGTGGAACTGGCAAGTGAACCGCCTGCGACCAATGGAGTAGTAATTTTTGGGGTTACAACATTGGTAGGGGTAGTCGGTGCGGTTCCTATGACTTGGCCGACCGACGTGAGTGCAGTAGAAATGTCCGTAAAAATGGCGTTCCAGACCAAGGACTGAATAAGGTCCCCCGGTGCCGCAGTCTCAGCGCCAGCAGCCGGGGTATATACTCCAGTCGTCGCATTGTAAGGCATCTTAGACCCCTGCGAAGATTATCTTATTGAAGATGATGGCGTTGGAGAGTGTGGGCAGAGCAGTGCCAGAACCACCCAATGGAGTGGTGCCGGTCATTGCAGGCAACGTATTAGCGACGATACTAAAACTGGTGGCACTGGTGGTGCCCCCACCTGCTTGCTGAATGAGACCGCCCGCCCCCAGACCCGTAACAGCAGGGGTGATGGAATGACTATGAGACCCCTGGCCTGATCCTATAGAAGTACTGAGGGTAACAGCAGGCAAATTAGCCTGGGAAACGACTTTGTTCTGCTGGCCGCCAGTACCACCCAGGACCGTACCGTCGAAGTTGCCCCCAGCTACCGTAATGAGACCGGCAGCAACACCACCCATATCATCCTTGCCAAAATCGGCCTTGCCACGGCAATCGGGCAGACTGAAATTGGGTCCAGAACCACCGTAAGTGTAAGCTATTGCAGTGAATAGTGCAGGATAGGTAGCCGTCGCCAACGACTGGCCAAAACACAGTAGCCAGCCAGAGGGGGCAGAAGTACCGGCAAAACTCGCTACAATCCCGATTGGGACACCATTGACAATGCCATTGGATGTAATTTGACCAACGGCAACCCCACCCACGGCAATGCCAATGATATCTGCCCCGGCACTATAGAAGCCGGTATTGGTGTCAGAACCAAAGGTGTAACTGGGCGCGGCAGCAGTCCCGGATGCGGCCTTTACCGGCCCGGTCATAGTAGTCTGGCCGTCAGCTGCCAACGAATTGGTCATCTGCGCGGCAATGTCGCTGAAGTCCGAGTTGACTGCAGACGATGATATGGTGGTGTTGGGCGTAAACGCTGCCTGTGGAAGCGTGTACACGCCACTGCCGTTCCTGGGCATCGTTTATCTTTCCTCAGAGGAGGTAAAAATGTGGTATGTGCTACAGATAGTTGTGTTCTTTACCGTTGTTATTTACTATCTTGTCAATGATATGCTGGATGGTATTCCACTCGGGCACCTGGCGCTTTTTGCCGTGATAATTACTTTCTTAGTGACCGTGATCCTGTCCAAATTCTTAGATCTACTCCGTTGGCTCATTAGTTGGTGCGGGTAACCGTTTCGCACCTTCTAAGCCAGCAACCCATGATGCCGTTTCAGGGTCCATCTCAAGACCTGGTGTTAATCTAGGGGTAGTGTTTTCTAGCCAAGGGCTTAATGCTCTGACTATGGGCCTTTGTGCACCTCTTATTGCGCCAGTCGTAGCGCCCCCCAGGCCAGTAGCCCCGGCTAATTCCAGCGCAATCGCCGATTCTGGGCCAAACCAGCCCAGATGATGCCCTGCATACGCCCCGGCAAGTTGGGCAAGCCCCGCAGCACCAGGGATCAACCATCCCCCACCTGTCATAGCTGGCACATCCCTTGTTACTGGGATTGCATCCCTGGCAAACCCCTTGAGAGGGGTAGTCATAGTTGGACTGTAGCCCCTTAGAACATCCTCTGGGACAATATGCTGTGCGCCGGTCGTAGCTGCGTGGCCTGTCGCTGCCTGCAAAGCATTTGCATCAGCTTCGGCTTGGTGCTGTGCCTGTGACGGGAATCTTGGTGCTAGATTCATCCTTTGAAGAGCAAGTCTGTTGGCCAGCTGGGCTGCTGCATCCTGAGGATGCACCCCCGGTGGGACGGTCAAGCCACCCTGCCTAAACATAGCTTCCTGAAGTGCTTCTGCCTGACGCGCAGGGGGGCCACCGGTAATGGACCTGAGCCAGGGGCTTTGTGTAGCCTGCTCAACCCCTACCGGGACCCCGGCAGCACGGACATTAGCTACTTGCTGTTCGTGTAATGGGCTTACTGAACTTGGTGCTATTGCTTTTCTAGCCATATTGGGCAACCCCCACCCAAAAGCACCCCCCAACATTTCCGCTACCTGAGGCCCCCAACTCTGCATATAACTGGGCAGCAAACTCTCACCAGCGTGTCTGCCTGCTACCGATCCACCTGCAGCAGTCAAGGCCCTGACCATGTTGGGGATCAAGGAACCAGCCCCGGTAACTGTTGCTGCTGCGGCCGATGGAATTATGTTTTCAGCAGCCTGCGCTACTTCCCCACCAACGGAAGTGGGCTGGTAACCCAAATCAGCCCCTGGGAATTTTTCCTGGAGCTTTTCCATCCTAGCAGGAGACGTATAAGGCCGGTTCTGCTCCTGCATGAATTTGGCAGCACCAGCCAAATTCTCTGAGCCTGTAGCCTCACCTAGTTTCTGTACACCTTTCAGTGCCAGATCACCAAGGTTCCCAAATGTTGAACGTAGACCAGTAGCCGACTGGGCCGCCCACGGAATTAGCCCATGGCTGATGTCCTCAGCCGTGCTCTTCGGGGCTGGGGTGACCCCCTGCTGTTCATCATATACACGACGCTCTTCAGGCGTCATGTGCGCCAATAATTCAGGCGGGTACAGCTGTTCATTATAAGCACGACGCTCTTCTGGCGTCATGTACTTCAGCAATTCGGGGTCGTATTTATCCATGAACGTCGTGCCGATTATGGTGTGGGTGTCAATGCAGGCATCTTCTTTTCACTTTCAGTCTTGCGGCGCATCAACTCCTCAGGAGGTGGGAGGGCAACAGCTGGCTTGCCAGCTGTTCCTTTAGGTTTTGCAGCTGCCTCTTTTTCCAGCTCGATGTCTTTCTCAAACTTCTTAGCCGTTGCTTCGTCCATCAACGGCTTTTCCTTGTAAAGCTTCACTATCTTAGCCCTAATATTAGGGTCAACGGCACCAGTGATCGGATCCCTGTTCCTGTCAATCTCTTCGCCTGCTTCAATCAATCGATTATTCACAGCTTTCGCCATGGTTATCAACGCCTTGTTGGCAGCGACCGTGTTATTTCTGTTGGCGGATGCTGCGTTAATCATTTGGATTTCAGCTACACGGATCTGACCCAAACCACCCAACTTGGTCTTCAGTGCACTCAAATTAATATCACTGATCAGTTTATCGGCAGTATCAGCCTTTGACGCAGCGGCGTTTGCGTCTTTATTACCTGTAAGCCAAGCATAGCCTTTGGCCAATGCAGTCCGGGGTCCGGCGGCAAAACCACTGATAATGTCTGGTGCGTTGAAAATACGTTCCAGTTCGTCCAACGGCTGCAGCTGTTCGGCAGCGGACTTTGCATTTCCCTGAACTTCATCACCGTACTTGGCAGCAGCTTCTGCGGCCTTAGAAGCACCTTCTATTCTCCCTTTTACTTGGGCACCAAGTTCGCCCATATGATGTATAGCTTCGTCAGCTTGACGGGGGATCAGCGAACTGCCGCCACCAGTTGGAGGCGGGCCAGCAAGTTTTGTACCTTCTGGTGTCCCCGCCGTACCTTCGGGGGGTGGTGTGCCCAACATACCGGGCGACGGTGCATCAGCTGCCGTGCCTGTCTCAAGCGCCGCTGTCTTTACCCCACCGGCTGTTGGGGCGGCTTCGCTACTCTTACCGGGGGCGGGCGCAGCAACCGGAGGTGTGGCACTGGGAATTGCTGGGGTAGGAGGTGTAGGCGAGGTTGATGCAGTCGCGCTACCAGGCGTGCCAGGTGTCCCACCAACAGTGGAAGGTACCGGTTCGCCCTCACCTCTTTTATCCGTCGGCTCAACAGGCCCCAGGATACGGTAGGTGCCATCAGCGTTGTACATCGCCTTGACCGGTATCTTGATGCCTTCAGGCCCGGCGTATTCCATTTGAAAGACGTCACCCTGGAAGACCTGGTGACCATTGGCAGTTTGGGTGATTGTCCCAAACGGCGTCTTGAATTGGACCGGTTGGCCCTGACTGTAAAAGGATTGATCAAGGTATTGCCTCAAACTCGGATCCATGTACGGATTGGCACCCCCCATGAATTGATGCGGGGTAACGTGCTGACGCTGGGTAAAGAGCCCAGGATCCATCCTGACACTCTCAGCAGTAGCAGGGCCTGGGACTGTAGCTGGGGCACCCAAACTGGGGGATGCTGGCGCTGCCGGGTGCAGACCCCCACCACCACCTGCCAAAGCCGTAGACATAGCCGCTGGTGCGTCAGCGGGACCGGGGGCTGCCGCAGTAGGCTCTTCAGCGTAAGCCGACGCTGAGCCGTCCCCAGGGCCTGTAGCTGGCAACCCAGGAGCATTGGAGGCCAGTTTCATGAAATTCTGGCCGTACTGCCCAACTGACGTCCCCAACTGATCCTTGCGCTCAGGATGATTGACCCCACCAGGACCGCCAAGCCAAGCCCGTGCAGCCCCTTCTGGGCCGTACTTCTGTTCATACTGGGCAAATTTACCTTTGCGGACTATTTCCTGTGCTTCTGGGCTGTTCAGGAACTCCCCTGGGGTCATACGGTGACCAAGAAACTCCTGAGTCCACACAGGGATGTTGGACCCCATTACCTGATACTTGCCGTAGGCACGGTCACCAGCCATCGATCCCTTTTTGATGATCGGACCAAGCGCAGTGTACTTGCCGCCGCTCTCAAGTGAAGAAAGTGCTTTACCTTCCGGGTCAGTTGCATCACTAACAGGTACTAGTCCTCCTCCCCCTGAACTGGGGCCGCCAGGGTAACCACTCTCAAGGCCGGTGGCTCGGGCCTTGAGCATGGATGCTTTCTCACCGGCAGCAGCTTGATCCAACCCCATCCTGCCCATAAGGGCCTGGGTCATTTGTGTCCCTATGGCAAACGGGGAAACAGCCTCATGCTCCTTGCCAACAGGCGTGGTCATGCTCTGCTTCAGCAATGCTTCTGCCATTGCACGTTGGGCCAGTACTTGCCCAGGCGTGACAAAGTCCGACATTGAATAGTCATCGGCCATCGAAGTAGCCCTATAGCTGCATCTGACTTAGCGGGTCTGGTCTTTGCGCAACTGCACTGGGCGGCAAGCCGCCCATGGGCGGACGGCCGAACAACGCACTGCCATTGAGGGATGGGGTAGGGGATGCACCCTGAGTGAACGGGTTCATAGGCGGACGCGGTGGGGGCATAGGAACGCCACCAGTCTGCGGCGGTGGCATTCCTGGTGATGCCGCTGGGGGCATTGCAGGTGGCGTGACCGAACCAAGCGGGTTCGCTGGGGTCTGAATATTGCCCTCATACGTGCCAGCATTTGGGGCTAGGGTATTGGCGTTCTGAGTATTGTTGTAGCCCTGCATCAGGGCTGAGATCATGTTGTTGATCCCCCCGCCAACGCCGCCAGGGCTGGCAGGGCTGGCAGAACTTGGGGTTACCCCTTGCTGCCCGCCAAACATCTGGGCGAAGGGCTGAAGGGGTGAGATTGCAGCTGGGTTATCCATTTGATTTTATCCTTTAATAGAGTCCGCCAGTACCACCACCAGCAAAAGCAGTGCCTAGATTTTTCCCAATGGCAGAACCAACAGGCCCACCCATTATACCTCCACCAATACCGCCAAGAGCAGAGATCATCGCATTGTACTGAGCCTGCTGCGCCTGATACTGCTGGTTCTGTGCTTGGGTCATTGTGGCCAGGTCGGCGGCCGTATTCGGGGCCGTGAAGCCAGGAAGGGCACTGGTAAAACCGGTGGTTGGCGAACCCGGTGCACCAAAGCTGGCCAAAGACTCACTCATTGTCAGCGGCATCTGATACTGCTGTGCCGCAATAGCCTCAGTCTGTGGGAAGGCAGACGCAAGGAACTGGTTGACCTGCAGCCCCTGATTGGTCTGGGTTTGCCGCATGGCATTGTCGTAGGCTGGATCACCAGGCTTGAAACCCTGGTTCTTCAGTTGTGCATCCAGTTGCGACGTTTGGGTATCAAAGAAAGGCTGCAGGAACTTTAGCTGCGTATCCATCATCTGACCGGTCATGCCGGTCGCCATGTCACCAATGACTTTAGAGGGTTGATCAGCACCGTAACCGGCACCAGCCAGCAGTTCGCCAGCTTGCCCACCAGCCGCTGTCTGTGTGCCGGTCAACTGGTTAAGTAGGGTTTGCTGTTGCGGGGTTAGCTGGGTTTTCGCCGTGTAAATTGGCGTTCCCTGCGGGGTAGTCCCGGTCTGCACATAATTCAATGATCCCAGCGGCCCCTGCTGGTTGACCATAGAAGATTGCTGAGCAGTTGCACTGAAAGGCAGTTGGCTCTGTGCAGCCGTAGTTGCCGATCCTACAGCAGCGCCAGGGGATGGGGGTGTGGGTTGGCCGAGGCTCATGCTGTTAACCCCCGCCCCAGCAGCTGGGCCATCTGCAGGGCCTGTTGCTGTTGCTTATCTAGAGGATTGACGGATGCCTGGGGCATGCCAGGTATCATGGGGTGCCCCATCCCAGTTGTATTCTGTCCTATCGTTGGTTTCCGCTGCACACCGGGCATGGCCAACGAAGAGGATTGACCTGTTGCCTGCCGGTTCTGTGCGTGGGTGGTGTAGGAGTCACCGGGTGGTGGGTTCATTAGCATGTTTGTCTACCTTAGGTGAAATTTTACCCACACGCTCAAGCACATCTCTGAACATGACCAGCCTGACGCCGGTATTTCTGTTGCAATCACGCTTGCCGTAGTAACAACGGGAGACGCCCTCAAACTTGAAACCGGTCTTCATCAGCCCCTTGATCAGCTGCTTGTTTTTCTTGCTTGTGATCGCACTCAACCGGGAAGCGTCAAACTGAAGAATAGCATACCTGGCCAAACTTCTATAGACCCCAAGGGTCATAGTTTCTTCGCCATAATAGGCTATTTCTACGTTGCTGCCGTTCCAGCTGTGATAGAAAACCGCTCCCACCAGCATGCCGCTGGCGTCAACCAGCCCTAGGGCCTTGTCGTACTTGTAGGGCGGCCATTTGTACTTCGAGAAATGCCATTTCGCCACTTCTTCATCACAGTCAAAGAGCAGCCCAGTAGCCATTATACCGGCCCCCCGTATTCGATGACGCTGTTGAAGGCATTAACTTGCACAACTGGCAGCGTTGGGTCGATGCTACCGGCGAATCTGCCGGTATCAAACACGGCACTGTCGAAGGCAGCCGAACCCGTGCCAACGCCAATGGCATTGACTTGCATCCTGAGCGCCAGGGCGTGCCCTTCGGCATTTACCGTGAGCCAGCTGCTGAAGTTTACGGTAGTCGACGGCCACAGGCTTTGATCCCAAAGGGCCTGATCCCACAATACCGTCGATGTAAAGGTAGTGATCGGGGCTTGCAGGCCGGAAGTTTGAAAATCGGTATCTACCCCCAAAGTTGGGGTAATGCCGCCGCCCAAAGACAACAGCGGCTGGACCATGGTTATTCGTTTGTTGCGTCCAGGTTCGTCGAACCAGTTGAAAGCACACTGCATATCTGCAAAGATAGCTTCAGCATTATCAGTCGACCCAACATAGCCTTGATTAACCAATCCATTATTGCTCCCCCAGTACAGGTTGTTGTTATAAATAGCGAAAGTGTTGGCATTCCAGCCAATGAACTGGCACCAAGCACCAGTCAGGGTATTCATGACGAACTGGACCTGCTGCTGATTTTCCACCATAGGAACATTGAGCAGCAGCAGTTGCTGAATTGGGAAACTGGTTACTTCCCAGCCAAACAGAGACTGCCCGGTTATGGACGCCTGGGCCATCGCATTCTGAATACGGGCGGTGATGGCAATAGAACGGTCGGCACTGGGGTCAAACGGCAGGGCCTGAGAAATGGGGATGACGCCCTGCTGGGTGATTATTGCAACATCCGACCCCAACCGGGTGAGGCAACGGCGTCCTATAGGCGGGGAAATATCAAACGTGCCCACCAAATGAAAATCACTGGCATTGGTTGGGTCAACGCCAGAATACAGGCTTACCTGCCCCCGGCTGGAAATGAACATTGCGTAGTCGTTGGGGCCGCTGCCACCGTCAACGGTCCAGCTGGACATAGAAACCAGGTAACCACCTTTGTTCCACAGCGAACCAAAGTCCAGCGTCCCGGCTATTGGCCCCTGGATGGCACCCACCGGCATGAAGGCAACAACGGTGGACTGGTTCATGACGTACCACAGCCGCTGCTTCTGGGCGTGGATGTTGATGATGTTGGCAGTGTTGCCGCCAGGCAACCCGGTTATGGATGGGTTGGTCCAAGCACTTCCATCGTATTGGATCAGGGCGTCAATACCGTTGACAGCCTGAAGATATGATGTGGTGCTGCCGCCTGGAGTGAAATTGGTGTATTGCCAGCGGGCGCTGCCAAGTCCAGTCAGAACAGTACTTCCAGTACTGGTTGAAACATCAATGATGTGGGCGTCTGCCGCAGCAAACATTTGTTCGCTGGACGGTGACCGGTAGACCATCAGGGACTCAACCGCTGCCATCACGCCTGTGTAGGCATAAGCAAAATACCCACCACGCATTTCTACAAAGCCGGGGCGGGGCACCCAATTGTTGAGGATGGGGGCGCGCTTGGGGTCCATCTCAGCCAGCGGTGAAATGGCGTCCCAGCCGTCTACCGGTGCCGGTATCGTCTTGGCCACCACATCGGGGGCTAGGTACGGCACCTTCTGAACGCTGGCTGATTTTCTCATTTATTGAGTGCCCTGACGTAATCCTGAACCCCAGAGGCCACAGCGGGGGCTGCGACTGCACCACCTGCCAGACCTGCAAGCAGGTTCCTGCTTTCCAGGTCTTTGAATGCCGCCCAGGGTGATCTTAGTTGATTGGGGTCAAGAGCAATGTACGAAGTATGCCCTGGATCTTCTATTTTGTTTATGTACTTTATGGAGTCGTAGCCTTTCCTGCGAATAAGGTCTCGAAGACCTTGTATTTGTTTATCCGAATCTGGTTCATACAATCCACGCGCTGGTTTACCACCCAAAGCGTAGGATACTTCCTCTTTACCAAATTGTGGGTGACTTTCCAAAAACTCACTTATTTGCTGAGGCCCCCAATTCCCCATGTCGGGGGTCTCAAGTGGATTCTGTGCACGCATCACCAATGGGTAAACTCTAGACGGTCTATCTTTTGCTAATTCAACACCACCAACGTAATTTGCTGCTTTAGGGGAACCAGCATGTACACCAATCTCTGACCTGTTACGAATCCCTTCTTCAGGCAGCTGAAATTCACCAAATGGTTCCTTTGCTCTGGTGCCGTGCGCCAAAGGAACGTTAAATCCTGCGGCAGCGGCACGTTCAGGTACTGGAGTTGGTAAATGCTCAGGTACTCCTTCATACCCTATACTTTCAGGAAAATACTCAGTGCCAGTAGTGTATGATCCTAATGGTTTCCAAGGGGTGCTCGGGCCGACATTGCTTGATTTTGGGATCGCTGCATTTTCGTACGCCTTGTTTGTATATTCACTAAGAGTAGTACCCTTAAAGGGCCAATTTTGGTCGGTACCAATCTTTCCAACTTCCGCTAATTTTCTAGGGGGTACAGGCTTGGTACCTGGTTTGCTAGATAAAGGGGTATTTTCCTTAAAAAAGACCGGTTGACCAGTAGCCCTGTCAAGATAAGCACCAACCTTGTGCCCAGCATCTTTGTAAGCACTAAATTCACTTGGACTTAGAATCTCCATAGAGCCTGGGGTTTCAGCAAATGGATGAGGTGAATTTGGGGCACCTGGATAATAAGTGCCTTCCTTCGCCGTGCGTGCCAGTATGGAATTGACTGCCTCTTCGCCAGTCAATGCCTTTCCGCCCAAAGCCCCAAGAGCACCTCTTTCAGCCGCTGGTGCACCACCACCAGCCAATGACAAGGCAGTTTCGACGTATGGAGCTGGGTTATAGTCACCGGTCTGCCTAAGGTTCTCAGACTCCTCAAACATCCGCTTGGGCAGTTCAGCCATGTGCCCAGCACCAAGGGCTGCAAATGCGCCAGCTCCTGGTGTCTCAAGCAACGGTCTTGCAGGGTCAATTTGCAAGGGCGGCGGCAGCCCCCCAGGATTTGGCCGCATAAGTGCGGCTATCATCTCGTCCTGGTCAGGCATTTATTGATTGGCCCCAGGGCCTGGGACCGGTGAGATTGGCGGCCAGTTGCGATTATACTGCTCGACTCTGGCCGGGCCAAGCCGTTGCATTTCCTTGAGCATGTCTTCGTGGTTCATGCGGCGCAGGTCGGCCATCTGTGGGGTGATTGGGAATGGCACAACTTCCCCAGCCATATGCTGCAGATGCGGCTGCTGAACCATGGTACCCCACCCTCGTGGGTTTAGAATACCTTGGAAAGGTGACCCCTCCTCACCGGGTACCATTGGCCTATCTACATTGTTGGGGTTATACTGAGGACGATTGGGGTCCTGCAGCATTTCCAGGCCCTTCTGACGCAGCATCTGTTCCGTGAGAACAGATGGCGGTGGCTGCTGAAACAGAGCGTCCATGGCCGGGTCTGGTGGCCCTTGCAGGGCTGAAACCATTGGGTCTTGGGTCATTTTAGCTTCCGTGAAAAGCGTTGACCGTGATCTGGCAAGAAGCACGCACCGCAACAGCGCCCTTGACGGCTATTCCCGAAGTCAGTCCACGCACATCCCATTCCCGTGCTTGCACAAAGCATTCTTCTACAGTGGGCATGCTTAGCGCCTTGTTCACATCCGGCAGGTTGCCGGGCATGACAATGGTCAGGATCAGGATGATGGGGGCAGTGATTTCTGTCATTTGACTTTCCTGCGGCCTGGGCCAATCACGATAGTGGGGATTGGTTCATCAACGTAGGCCCAAGAGCGGCCCATGGTGGCGTCTACAACAGCGTTATGGTGCACACCGTAACGTGCAGCCAACTTCCTCCATGACCAACCTTGCTGTCTTAATTGCCGCATTTCCCGCACCTTGGCTTCATCAAGCCGCATCTGGTGGACGTAACCGCGTTGGCTGCGATCACGCATATTGTCGGCATTAGTACCAAGATACAGGTGGTCAGGGTTGACACATATTCTGTTATCGCATTTGTGGCAGACCATCACGCCATCAGGGATTGGGCCACGATTCAAAATCCAAGAGGCACGATGGGCAGGCATTGCAGGGCCAAGTTCCTTCCTTGTCATTTGCCCGTAGCCGGTGCCACTCCGGCCCCCATGCTTTGGCCCCGTCCAAATCCAACAACCAGTTAGTGCATTCACCACATAGTTTTCATTGAAGATTTTACGCACGCGATCCAGCATTGATACCTCCTGGGGTTGACAGGAGGCAGTTCTATGTGCTTTTTAGCGTGAACGCAACTGGTTTGTACGAAGAGGTAAAAGCTAAGTAATTGATTTATCCCATGTTTGGGCCTACGGGACCGGGATAAAAACCATCTTGCACATTCGCGGGCGAAATGAAGATTGGGTTGATCCGCTTCACCACGTTGAGCGTTGGCGAATCACCGTCACGGGCAATCAGCCGTTGAGTATAGTCCACCCACCGCTGTTGCAGGGTCACATAACTGCCAAACCCCTTGATTTCCCAGAACATCCACTTGATGCCCATGATGATAGCCTGGTCGTCCAGCAGCGGCACGTCAGTGTCGTTGGCAAAATTCTGGGCAAAAGTGGTGTTAGTACCGCCGACGTTGACGGCAGCGCTGCTCAGGTACTCAAAGACCAACTGCAGTGGCTCGACGATCTCAGCCGGTGGCGGCCAGACCCTGAACTCATTGGAGCTGATACCGGGGGTGCCACCTTGCCCCAACTGGCGGAAGTGTCTTCTTGGCCCAGTAACCACAATGCCTGACCGGTGCCACTGGTCCATCTGCGGGCTGTCAGGGCCTAACAGTTCCCAGCGGTTGGTGCGGTCCCACATTGTTCGGTTCTGGAACCAGTCAAAACCCACCGGCATGGGGTAAGTATCTTTCATGAACAACAGACTGGCACCAGTAACGGCACTGGTATTGGCGTTCTCCATGGTCATGGTCACCTGGGTGGAAGAATCTACGGTCAGCACCCTGGCAGCGGCCGGGATGCCGGGGCCTGAGACCATGAAGGTATAAGCGGAGATGCCAGTGGTGTTGGGGCTGATATTAGTGATGACGGCGCTGTTCGCCGCCATGTTCCCGGTCACCGTCGTAGGTACACTAACCAGCAAGTTATATTCGAACTGCAGCGTAGTCCAATCATTCATGCGCCGCAGTTCGTCCAGCACCCGGTTGGCTAGTGCCCCCATCTGCGTGCCGGTATTGTCAGTGACCCCACCATTAGTGCCATAGACCGACGTTGAAACTGGCAGGCCCAGTTCCCTCTCGGCGTTTTGCACTATTTGCAGGATAGTCTGCATCTAGGTTTACCTTGCAATACGGGGCCGCTGCCGACGCGGCTTCTCAGCTGGCCTGAGTGACTCGCCAGTGGCATTGATCATCGCAGTCTGCGAGTCAAAGCTGGGCAGCTGCTGTGGACGCTGCATTGCCCCGGCAATCAGGTTCTGCAGCTGCTGCAGGTTTGGTGCGGCCAGGGCGTTGTTCTTGGCCTGCTCAACCACAGCCTTGAGTTCTTCAACGGTACGGGTGAGCGTAGCAATCTCACGGTCCCGCTTCTCAAGTTCGTGACGCATCTGGCTGGCGTTTCTGCCTTTGGCAGCCATTTCCAGCCACTTCTTGGCTTCGTTGACGTACTTCTGCGCACCCATACCAATGGAGTCGATAGCAATGCCCGACAGGTCGGCGCATTGCTCAATAGTCGCAACGTTGTTGGCCCGCAGCATTGCCGCGATGGACGGGTAGTCCGGGTACAGCAACTCAATGGGCGCACCGTCCGGCTGCTGCTGCTTGTTCTGCTGGAACTGCTGCCATTGGGTTGGGAACCGGCGGATGTCATTTTCATTGGCCCGACGCTCAACAATATTCAGCCGTTCGCCAGGCGGGTGAATCCTGACAAATACCTGATCTTCAAAGTAGGGATGCCCAGTCTCAACTGATTTGGCCGGGATGTGCACCGGCTTGTTGTAGAAAATGCACACCAAATTGCGGTCGGTACCGTATTCAACAGTACCAATATCACCGCGCCAGTTGATGCCGGTGGCGGGAGAAAAGTCACTCATTGCACACTCCTCTAGTTTAGGTCATGCAAGATCTGCTGGGCACGATGCTTCCACAAGTGCTTATCAGCAATGATCTTGCGGCTTTCGGTTACGGCCTTGTTGCGGGCTGCATCGTCCTGCAGCCAGTACTTGGCCCGTTCTACGAAGTTGTCAGGTGTGTATTCGCCAAAGTGCACATCAGGTTCGAAGCTGGTGGTGAGTCTGCCCGCTGCCTGCGGGGCAGCACAAGAATGTGCCATGACGAAGCCACCAACTGCCATTGCTTCCAGTACCCGGCTATGCAAACCAAACCCATTCCAATTATTGTGCAGGTTGATTTTTGAATTGCGGTAAACTTGGTACAGTATCCTCTCATCCTTGATCGGCGCATAAGTGCAATTGCCAAACTGGTAGTATTTCTTCCAATTAACACCATAAAATCCACACTTTGGTGACGCCAGGTAAGCCAATTGCGCCAATCGCAACCGATCAATATAACGTGGAAACTCAATAGCCATCCAGTTACAAGACTTCCTCAACGTCTCATGTTCACTGTCACTGATCTTTTCGGTTGAGATTATCTTATCAACAAATTTCTGCAGATGTTCAGCCATCAGGAAGGCATTGGAGCTACCGGTCAGAGGCCGGTACAGAAGTTCAGCCTCCTTGAAGCAGCGCCTTTCCAGCGGGTGCATATCCATCTTGCTGAAAGGCAACGTAATGTACCCACAAATGGAAAAATCAAGTTCCCAAGAACCGTTTGCCTCATTCAGCAGTTCAGGACCAACCCCAGTCAACAGTGAGCCACGAAAATTAGGCCCTGCATTGTTCATGCCGATCCAGGTTTCACTGCCCAGTGTGTAGATTATGTCATTGCCCCTGGATTGACCGGCGTAGTCCGGCGCTTCCAAAGGGCGGTAATCCTGGACCCAGGCAATGTAAACACAATGGGAAGGCAATGCTTCTGGCCGTGGCCGGTTGACCCCCAGGACTATATCGTAGCAACCAGCATCCCTAATGTTGTAGCCGTCAGTTGGCATGAGAACGTAAGAATGCCCAGCAGCTTCCAGGGCACGGCCCAGTTCGTGGGCTATCCTGAAGTCAAACGCCCTCTCGTATTCAGGAATGAACAGAAATTTCATTGGTACCAGGATGCGCTAACCAGGGCATGATCAGCGGCTGACGGCCCTTCCTGTACAGTTCCAGCTTCTCACCCTTTTGCAGGTAGGGGTTTTCATTCATCAACCGCACTCGTATTTCAAGCCTATCCCCTTGTAAAACTAGGGGGAAGTTTAGACTGTCGTGAAACATGAGGTGTTGCGAATCCGGGGCCGGTCTGGTGCATTCAAAGGCGAACTGAGTTGCCAGGTGATTGGGTGCCCACTTGAAGCCGTGGGACTCAAGTTGTGCCCGGTACATGCGGCAGATCAGGTGGTCCTCTTCCTTCAGGAAGAGCGGGAAGGTACCCCTGCGCTTTTCCAGGAACTGCATCAGCCGGGTTGAGCGTAGCCCACAGCCGTTGCCCACGTTCCAGTTGTCTTCATACCACCATGGGGCACCAACGTAGTCATACTTCAGGAATTCATTGGTCCAGCACAGCGTGTTGATGATCCACGAATCCCACTGAATGAAAATGGCAAAATCAGTGGTCAGGTACTTCGGCACCCGGTACCAGAAAAACTTGTTGTAGTCTTCGTGTTCCAGCCACGGGGCAACTTCTACCCACCGTGCCCCGCCTACCTTCAGATCAGTGTCTGAGAAAATGATGACGTCGCCAAACTCAATGCCACGAAGTGAGTCCTCAACGGCAAGCTTGGCTAGTTCTGGGCATGTGGTATCCATCATTACTAAAGAAACGCTAGGCAACTCAAGCTTTTTCATGCTGCTTTCTGCTGCTTCCACGACCTGGCAAGAAGCTGCATCTCCCTGGCCACACGCTCCATTACTTCGTCCCAGTCACCCATTTGCTTCTGGCCGAAGATGCGCATGGTTGGGTACCAGGCCGTGTCTTCACGATTGTCCAGCCAACGCCAACAATTGTCAAACCGGCTGAGCATCCACACCGGCTTCCCTAAAGCACCAGCAAGGTGCGCGACTGACGTGTCCACGGTGATCACAAGATCCAGGTTTTCAATCATCGCAGCAGTATCAAAGAAGTCATAGAAGTCGGCCGTGAAGTCGCCAATGGCCATGTTCTTGGGGGGCTTTCTGCACTGCGGGCCAGGAAGCCCCATTTGCAGTGAAATCCAGGCAAGGTCCGGCACTGCATCAGCTACGGGGGCAAATGAATTAAGGGTCAGTGACCGCCTGCGGTCAATAGAACTGGCCAACGGGTTGTTGTCCCTGTTCATGCCTGCCCAGCAGACACCCACCAGCATGCCGGGCGGCATGGCTTTGAGTTGTTCCCGGAAAATACCAACGCGGTGCTTGTCCGCATAGACGTAGGGGCACTTCGCCGGAATTTCATCGTAAACAGACCACAAGATACGTGGCAGGGACATGAGCGGGGCAACGGCAACAATACCGTCAGGCAACATCTCACCAAAGGAAACTACACGATCCACCCCCTCCAAAGTTTCAGCAAGACGCAGCACCGGGTGACGTACTTCCAGGAAGAGTTTGCCGTGCCAAATTTCCCTGACTATGGTGACGTAGCGCATGAACTGCAGGATATCCCCCATACCCTGCTCGCCGTAAAGCAATAAAATATCATCCTTGGATTTGGTATCCTCGCCCTGCCATTCAGGGTAGGGCAGGTTACGGGCCGGGGACTGAGAACTTTTCCAGCGCCATTCGTACTCTTTCCAGCCCTCTTCAAACCGGCCCAGTTGCAACAAGCAGAAGCTATAACCCAGGTGGCCGTCAACATAGTCTGGCCCTACTTCGGTGGCCGTTTTGTATTCCTTGAGGGATTCCTCAATCTTGCCTAGCCGCCTGTAGCAGGCACCCCGGTTACTAAATATTTCTGGTATTCTCCCGCCCTTCAGCATGGCCGTGGATAGATCTTCCAGCGCCCGCTCAAACATATCCAAATCCATATAGGCGGCAGCCCGATTGTTGTAGAACTCAAATGCTTCGGGGTCTACGGCAATAGCCCGGTCATAATTGACAATGGCGTCGAACGGCTGGCCAAGTTGACCGATCATGGAGGCCCGGTTGTTCCAGGCTGGGGTAAAATCCGGCTTTACCAGCAGAATCTTGTTCAGGTACTCAATCGCCGTAAACAGATCACCTTTGGCCTGGAACCGTAGGGACTCAACGAACATATCTTGCCACAGCATTACAGGCTCCCTCTGTTGGTGGCCACACTTTGTCGCTAGCATAAGTAAAAGCTAGAGCCAGGACTGCGGCTATGAATAGAGCCGCAGCAGGTTCCAGGATCAGTCTTTTCAGGGTTTTAACTCTGGTCATCGCAGCGAGTGCATACTCATGCCGCCGATTGAACCGCCCGCCAGAATGGTCAGGATGGCGATGACGACGAGTATAAGCACAACCAGCCATATGGCCTGCACGACACGTTCGGGAATGGCTATCCCAAGAATTTGCTGAACGACGTAGAGAACAAACCAGATGATGGCGCACAAGACCACGAGGCCAAGCAGCATCCACAGCAGGCTTATTGCCATTGCTATCATAGCGTTTCCTCCTTGGGGAAAAAGCCCCCAGCCATTGGCGGCTGGGGTAGGTTGGGAGAAGTTACCCAGAAGAACCAACTACCGGGTAGTTGAGTACAGCGGTATTTGGCCCGGCTGTCGAGCCGGTTGCCTGGCTGACCACGATGCCCAGAAGGCTGTACGTGGTGCCAGAGCCACCACCAGTCGAGCTGACGCGCCCGCCAATCGTGGCGGACGAGAACAGCTGCGCTTCCTTGGTGGTGGAAGCGGCGCAGTTCAGCCCAGGAGCGTTACCAGCACGCTGGACCCAGAAGAAGCTGCCCGTCTGCGTGCCCGAAGGCGCACCGACGAACATCGTCCCCAAACTGCCACCAACCACACCAAGCAGCTGCCCGGTGGGGGCGGTGCCGACGGTAGCGCCACCAATGAGTGCCACCGACCAGGAACCTGGCACGTCTGAGATAATGACCACGCTGCCAAGGCCGATAGTGATGCTGGCAGTGCAGTACACCCAATCGGAACCATCAGTCCCAAAGCACCTGGTCCCTTTACCAAACGGTGGTGCCGGGTACTCCGGGAAGCTTTTCGTGTCGAGATAGAAGACGTTGTTTATGTCAACGCCTTCCATGTTGAGAGTAGAATAGATTGCAGCAGCGGCCATGATAGGCCTCCTTACTTAGGGGTTGAAGCTTTTACGCTAACGGGGAAGATTGGTTTCTTCACCCCTAACATGCTTGTGGTGCAGGGGAATTGGTTTCCCCCTGCACCTGAGCATTACGCGAGCAGGCCGCACCACAGGGTAGTGGTGGGGCCGGTCCAGATGATTGCAGTCTTCAGTGTCGTGATTGAGAACGGGTTGGCACCCGCATACGCCGCGCCACCGATGTTGATAGTGACACCGGCAGGCGCATAGACAGTAAGTACCGGACCCGTGGCATTGTGGATGATGAAATCGTCCACAAGACCTGGCGGGTTGGCACTTGATGGCGAAGGCAGGATGTAAGCGCCGGTTCCTGAAGTTGCGGCAACAAAGCCCTGTTGGCCATAGACTTGCGCAGCAGTTGCAGGGCTATTCCCGGTTGGGACGAGAGTGACAGGCCCAACTCCAGCTTCGGCCAATTGCGCGGCCAGTCTTGGGGGCACCCCAAGACCCATGAGATCTACAGCAGTTGTCATGACTGTTCTCCTTCTGGTTATGCGACCAGCACGCCCTGAAGGAAAGCGTTGCTCAGCGTCATGTTGCCCGCCCAGCCAATCAGCCGGATCATGGCGTCCTGGTTGACCGAGAAACGATCCGGGTCAAGCGGTACCATGTTCCTGCGTGAGTGGGGCCGCCAGTGAAGGTACTTCGTGTTGAGGAAGTACATTGTCGTGGACGGCGCACCACCAACCGCAGAGCTAGACGAGCTAACCTGCGGCGGCAGCGGGTCGGAGCTGAAGCCCTGGAAGCCACCATCCAGCACAACGTCGCTGTTCAGGTATTTCAGCGAGTTGAAGCCGTACTCGGCCATATCAGGCGCGGCATTCTCAGTTTGCACGCGCTGGATGGCCTGCAGTGACTGCAGGTAGTAACGATAGGTAACGTTGTCGGCGATGATCAGGTCCGGGTAATCACGCCCGCGAACCAGCAGCGTCCACAACGAGTCCATCTGGCTGAGGATGGTAGCGGCAGTAAGCGTCGTGCTGCCGTTGGTGACAGCCGACCATGCCTGGTTCTGCCAGAAGGTCCACTGCGAACGGTCAATGCCGCCCACCGTACCGGTTGTCGGCGAAGAAGCCACCAGAAGCTGGAGGCCGCCCACCGAGTTGCTCACCGTGCCGTCACCGTAGATACCCTGGCTGAGGCCGTTCATGAACGTATCTTCGGCGTTCATGATGCGGGACTCGAGCAGGTCGATGATGGCTTCTTCGCCGGAGTTTTGCAGTTCCTCCAACCCGCTGATGCTGACCGCAACTGCGGCCTGGCGGATCGGGTATTCAGCCGCCGTGAACACCTGCGACGGGGCAATATTCAGGGTTTGATAGCCCGAATACCACTGGAACGTCTGGTTGTCGGCGTAGTTGAGCTCTTGCACGATAGTACGGCCACCTGAGAAGGTTTTCAGGTTGCCGCGCCGCGTAAGCCGCAGAAGTGCGGCGTTGTTGCGGCTCATGTTGTCGGCAAGTTCGCCAGTACGATTGCGAAGCGTCGTAGTGACAACTTCCGACAGGTTCGGGAAAGCCATGACATGGCTCCTTTCTTCCCATAACCGGTTGAAGTTTGCAGCACCACTTCGCTGCGGGGTTCGCTTGGATTGTGGCCCAGGCTACTAACGTCAGCCTACGTGCAGAATGCTACGGCTGGCAGCGGCGTTTACGCTTGTGGGCGCCCCGTGATCGCCGCGACGGGTTTTACCCTTGGTAGGGTGAAATTACTCGCTCAGTTCCGCTATTGACTCGCGGAGGCTCTCAGCGACAGTCTTACCCTTCTTCCCCTTGACTGGCAAGGTGGGTGCACCGGGGGCATTACCGGTAAGCGAACCGGCCTGTGCCCTGCGCGCCTTGTTGGCTTGATCCTGCTGCGCTTTCTGCTCAGCCACTTGCTTTGCCTTTAGCTCAGCATCGGCCTTTTGGCGTTGATCGGCCAGGATTTTCTCACGGATCTCAGGCAGCGCCCACAGGGCCATGTCGTAGGCCCGGTCCAGGTCGGCCGCACCGTTGGGCAGCGGCGGCACTTCCTGAGAAGCAATCAGGCGGGCCATGGTACGCCGTACTTCTTCAAAGTAGGGCTTACCCTTGGACCAGCTGGCCAGGATTTCCTCAGTCTTGGCCTGGGATTGCTGCTGGAAGCTGCTGCTCAGCTGACCAAGCTGGTCGGTGAAACCCTGCTTCAGACCCTGCAGTTCCTGACGCATTTCATCGATGTACTTCTGCACCCCAAGCGGGATTTCACCCGCTGGCTGTGCTTCGGTCCCTGGTTGCTGCACAGGCTGTTTCCCAGCCGCCTGCTTTTCCTGCCAGAGCTGGATCAGTTCTTGCGGGATCAACCCTGGGATGGAACGCAGGTCATACTTGAAGGACTGCGCCAGGGCCGGGAAAGCTACCTGCGGGTTGGCGCTGAGGGATTCAAACCAGGCGAACAGTTGATTGACGGCCTGTCCCGGTGTATGGCCGTGGCGGCGGATGACTTCCATCCTGGGCTGCAGAACCTGGTCAATTTCACTGTACTTTTTCTTCAGGTCCTCAACGCCCTTGGCCATGTCCACTTCGCGTTTGCTGACGGCAGCCTGGATCACGGGCGGCAGGTTTTCCCACTCAGCCTTGGCTTCCTTGGTCCAGCCTTCAGGGGCGGCAACTGCCGGTTCAGCAGCTGCTTCCTCAGCGGGGGCGGCTTCTTCACCTTC